TCGGTGGATGCGCTGGCTTCATCGCGTTCATCGTGTTCCTCGTAATAACCAAGGAGCAGGGGTGGTGACTGTTATCGTATTCGACGGAGCTACATGCGCTGTGGACAGCGGCGCTGTCGCTGGCACGACAACGCACAGTATCAAGAAGTGGTGGGTGCATCGCAACCAGCTTATCACTGGGGCTGGGCTTGCCTCGCATGTTGTGGCTCTCGCTGAGTGGTACATCGACGGCGCTACGCTGGATAAGTTTCCGCCAGCCGTACTGTATCACCGGGACGCCGAGCTTGTGGTCATCGACCCCAACGGGGTGCGGCGATATGAAGCATCGCCCTTTGCAATTGACCACGGCATAACCAAGTGTGCATTCGGTGAGGGCCGCGACTTTGCCTACGGCGCTCTTGCCATGGGTGCTACGGCAGCGCAAGCTGCCGAGGTCGCCTGTATCTTTAGTCCTGTCTGCGCTGAGCCAATCCACACGTTTATCTGGGACAAAGGAGAAGTTCACCATGTTGCTGGATGATATCAAGGAACTGCCTGTCGCCAAGTGGGGTCCGCTTTTGCACCCCGAGGCCAGTAAGCGGATGAAGTCTATAGCACCGCAAGCCCGCTGCTATGTGTTCGACCGTGATGCTTCGTTCAAGCTGGGTCAGTTCATTCGGACGTGTGCAGACTTGATTGCAGAGCAAATTGAGTTTGCTATTGAGCCATACCCCACAACATATGTGGAGGTAGAGATTGACGCTGTGATCGACGGCATTGGGCGTGCGGGTTCACAAGCTGGTAAGAAAGCTGATTGGAAGCTTGGGTTTTTATCTCACGCAGGTAGGACTAACACAGTCGTATGTAGCCGTGACGTTGCTGACACGTTGGCAGGAGTCTATGGGTTTAGTCGTATTGCAAAAGAGTGGGGGGATAACCTCAGAAGCGATCTGTTGGATCAGCAGGTGCTTCATGTATTGGGTTCCACATATGTAGACCTGACCCCCGAGCAGCGTAGGAATTTTGCTGGCCGTTTCGTACCCATGTTTTACGGGGATACATCGGTCGCACTCTTGCAAACCAAAGCGGTGATGGACGGTCACATAGGTGAAGCCCGCATCTACGCCGCAGCCCTGCTGCTCCTGCACCAGAAGAAAGCCATCGCGCTCACCGAGAAGCCCGCATATCGGACGATGTACCGTGGTAAGTCTCGCCCCTTCATGGCGCACAACGTGGTGACCATCACGCTCGACAGCCCGGTTCAAATCCGCAAGGCCATGAGTTCCGGCAGCGGGGAAACCCGCAGGGCACACGAAGTGCCAGCACACTACGCTCACCGGCACGGAACCCGCAACTGCGAACATACTTGGCAGAAGCGTGGGGACGAAGAGAACCACTGGGACTGCACCAAGTGCGGGCGCTTCCGCTATATGCGGCGGCACCACATGCGTGGCGATGCCTCGAAGGGCTTCGTCAAGAAGAGCTACAACGTCACAACGGAGGATGCAAAGTGACACTTGAAGGCAAGAAGTTCGATGACGGCAAGCTACCATACGATTTACTACCGGGTGATGCCATCGAAGAGATCGTGAAGGTCTTGCAGTTCGGCGCGGTCAAGTACGGTGAGCGCAACTGGGAGAAGGGTATGAAGTGGAACCGCCCCTTCGCTGCGCTGATGCGCCATATGTGGGCATGGTGGAGGGGTGAGGGGAAGGACCCCGAGACAGGTTTGTCGCACCTTGCCCACGCTGGCTGCTGCATATTGTTTCTTCTGAGTTACACACTGCGTGGCCTAGGTGAGGATAACAGACCATGACTGACCCGAAGATGACCCGCGCTGAGATGGCGTTCAACGCCATGATGAATGCACACAGCGATCTCAAGGACGCCTTGAATACAGACGACTTCTCTAAGCGGTATAAGAAGATAACGAATGCCATGCTGGCACTTGTGGTCGGGATGGATGTATTGAAGAAAGATATACCATGAAAGCCTACCAGCGTGCGAAGGAACCCGCCAAGGGTAGGGCCGTCCACCGCTTCGTGCGGTGGATATGGCAGCAGACCAATATGCAACGCGCCAGTCAGGAGGACATCGCGCAACGCTCTGGCGTTTCTTCCAGCGCCATGCGAAAGTGGAGGAGCGGGGAGAATAATCCCAAGCTCTCCGACATCGAAGCAGTGATCAACGCATTGGGCGGTAAGCTCGTAATCAGGATGAACGACGATGACATTGACAGTCCGACAGCTTAAGAAGGTGATCGAAGGCGGTGGGTATAAGATGCTCAACGTAGAGACAGGCAAGCACTTCAAGGTGACAGTCGCCAACGGCGAAGGACGAACCGCACGGATCACTGTATCCGTGTCACCGCGCAGCCAGTCGCACTGGCCGCACTTCGTGCTGGCCGACATCAAGAAGAGGATGCGCTGATGGTATCCAACTTGAAAGTGTACGGTAGCGAGAGCATCACGTTCAACGACTACCGCTCGAACAACTACCCCGTGGTGCTCCCCAACAAACTGCAAGAGTGGGCAAATCATATACAGCAAGCCAACAACCTGCTCGTCGATGGGAGTGACTTGGCGAAGTTGCAGATCAGTGAACTCAGCACCCGTGTCAAGGACCTCGAAGAACTGATCCCCGCCATGGCTGATCTTCTTGAGTTCCTCAAGGGGGCGCACCCCGAGATACTGAAGGCGTACTACGATACCCGCGCCGCAACCAAGAAGATGGTGACGTGATGGCGCAGACGATCTTGTTGCTCTCTTCAACTGTGTACTTTGTGGTAATGCTTATCCACATACGCACCAAGCTCGACCGGATGGAACACAAGTACGCTGAACTGCGTGTTAGGTATAGGCTCCTCACAGGACTGGACCCCGATGGACATCGTAACGATTGACTTTGAAACCTACTATGACCGGGAGTACTCCCTGTCGAAGATGACCACTGAAGCCTATGTGCGCGACATCCGTTTCGAGGTGATCGGCGTGGGCATCAAGGTCAACAACCATCCGACTGACTGGTACAGCGGCAGCGATCCCGGTCGCTTTCTGCGGTCGCTCAACTACACGAACAAGGCGATCCTCTGCCATAACACCGCCTTCGACGGTGCCATCCTGTCGTGGCATTTCCACATCCAGCCCAAGCTCTGGCTGGACACGCTCTCCATGGCGCGGCCCCTGCACAACGTCACGGTCGGCGGCAGTCTCAAGAACCTCGTCTCGCACTACCAGTTGGGCGCGAAGGGCGACGAAGTGATCAACGCGATGGGCAAGCGCCGCAATGACTTCTCGCCAGAAGAACTTAAGCGTTACGCATCCTACTGCGTCAACGATGTGGACCTGACATACAAGCTGTTCCACAAGATGAAGGGGCGGTTCACCCCTGAAGAACTCCGGGTGATCGACATCACCATGCGCATGTACACTGAGCCAACCATTGAACTGGACCGGGCGCTGCTCGACCAGCACCTTCACGATGTGGTGAACCGCAAGACCGATCTCGTCAGTCAGCTTGGACTGGACTGCACCGAGGAAGAAGCCAAGTCCATGCTGATGAGCAACGACAAGTTCGCCAACTTCCTCTCTACCCTTGGTGTTCTCCCACCATTGAAGGTCAGCCCCAAGACGGGCAAGGCTGCATATGCTTTCAGCAAGACGGACAAGGCGTTCACCGCCCTGCTGGAACACGAGGACCCATGGGTGCAGAACGCCGTGGCCGCACGGCTTGGCGTCAAGTCCACCATTGAACAATCCCGTACTCAGTCTCTTATCGGCGTATCCAATCGTGGCTCGTTGCCCATCATGCTGAACTACTACGGAGCGCACACCGGACGCTTCAGCGGTGGCGACAAGATGAACCTCCAGAACCTCCCTCGCGGTGGTGCCCTGCGCAAATCCCTCTGCGCCCCCAAGGGGAAAGTTCTTATCGCCAGCGACAGTTCGCAGATCGAAGCCCGTATGGTGGCATGGGTGTCGGAACAGAACGATCTGCTGCAAGCCTTCCGCGAGGGGCGTGACGTGTACTCCGAGTTCGCCAGTGAGGTCTATGGCAAGAAGGTCACCAAGGCCGACAAGGTGGAACGCTTCGTCGGCAAGACCTGCATCCTTGGACTGGGCTACGGTATGGGTGCCCTCAAGTTCCGCGACACGCTGGCCCTTGGGCAGGGCGGCATCAAGGTGGAGATCGAAGCCGGGGATGCGCAGCGCATCGTCCACCTATACCGCAACAAGAACCACCGCATCGCCGGGTTCTGGAACCGTTGCGGGCGCGTGCTGGATGATCTCGTGGGTCAGCGCAGCGGGCAGGTCCTGCCCATGCGCTCCATGCTCGACTACAAAGACAACGCCATCATCCTCCCCAGTGGACTGCCTATTACTTATCCGCTGTTGCGTGCCAGCGAGAGCGGCGACGGGTACTTCTACATTGCTGACGGCAGGAGCTACCGCAAGGCGGTGGTCAACAGACTGACAGGCGACAGCAGCGATGGTCTGCCGTGGGTGCGCATCTACGGCGGCAAGGTTACGGAAAACATAGTTCAAGCATTGGCGAGGATCGTGGTGACAGGCCAGATGGTCGCCATTGCGAAGCGGTATAAAATCGTGCTTCAAGTCCATGACGAGATCGTGTGCTGTGTCGATGAGGACGAGGCCGAGGAAGCCAAGGCGTTCATCATGCAGTGCATGTCCACCCCTCCGTCGTGGGCACCGGACCTCCCTGTCGCTTGCGAAGCAGATATTGGCTACAACTATGGAGATGCCAAGTGAGTGAAGCTGATCTCGAAGTCGTCAACCGCGCGTTGGGCGAAGCTCTGCGCAAGGCAGAGGCAGACGTACTCATGCTGCGCAATGGCCTAGCGTTGGTCATCGGTGTGCTGAAAGTCGCGGGCTACTACAGTTTGGCTGACAAGATGTGGGAAGTCCTGAAGGAGACAGAGCGGTGAGGGGGCACAACAGTTTCGGCAAGTTCATGTCGCAGTACCACGATCTGAAGCGGGCGCACGCCGCGTTGGAGAAGCGGGAGAAAGCAGAGTTGGTCTTGCTTTACGAGGTGCATGACGAACTGCGGCAGATCGCATCTGTCCTGCGCCTTCACGGACTTACCGAACCCGCGAACCGCACCAACAAGCTGTGGGACAAAGTCGCTACAGTACTCATGGAGGTGCTCCCCCTATGAAGCGCCAGTCCCTCCGCGATGAGATCATCAGGCTCTACACAGTAGAGAAGAAGACGGTCACCGAGATCGCCAAGATCATGGGGTGCAGCAAGCCCAACGTGTCGATGGCAATCAAGCGGGCGCTGAGATGGAACCAAGTCATCTCGCCGCTGCTCCCTGAGTTCATCGTCTCGTGGATCATGGACGAAGCTGTTAGGCAGGATAAACCACCTGCAACAGTCGCACGGGACATAATCATTAAAGCCTATCACACAGCAAAGGAAAGCGAATGACCCCGTCTTGGAAAGACTACTTCATGTCGATGGCTGAGCTTGTCGCCAGCAAGTCGAAGGACCCCAGCACCAAGGTCGGCTGCGTGGTTGTGACCGAGGACAAGGTCGTGGCAGCGACCGGATACAACGGCCTACCTCGTGGCGTCCAAGACAGGAGCGAGCGCATGGAGCGTCCTGCAAAATATCTTTGGACTAGCCATGCCGAGGAGAACGCGGTTGCACAAGCTGCACGGGTGGGGGCCAAGCTCAAGGGCGGCACCGCCTTCGTCACACACCACCCTTGTTCGCGCTGTGCGCGTTCGCTTATACAGGCGGGGGTCACCACGGTGGTGATCGGCAACGGCACGACTTCCATGCCCGACGAGGAGTTCGACGTTGCCCGTGTGATGTTCCTCGAAGCGGGAGTTGAAGTGCGATGACCAAGCTGACCCACTCCTACTCGTCCATCAAGATGTACATGAACTGCCCGCTGAGATACTACCACCAGCGGATCAGGAAGGCGGTCAGCGACCCCGGCAGCGAAGCCACGCACCATGGTGAGCGCATCCACAAGTTCTTGGAGGACCGCCTCAAGACGAACACCGAGCTTCCGCAGGAGGCGGCGCACTACGAGCCATTGACCACGGCGATCATCGACAGCCTTGGCGCGGGCGAACTGCTGGTCGAACAGGAACTCACGCTGAACGTCGAACTCAAGCCCACCGGATGGTCTGACGATGACGCATGGCTGCGCACGAAGATCGACGTACTGGTAATAAATCAGAAGGATGCAAAGGTCCTCGACTGGAAGACCGGCAAGCGCAAACCCGACTTCGATCAGCTTGAACTCTATGCCCTGCAAATCTTCACGCACTACCCAGAGGTCGAGCGTGTCGCCGTGGGCTTCGTCTGGTTGAAGGACAAGGCCATGGACCGCGAAGTCTACATGCGACAGGATGCCGCAACACTGTGGACGAAACTCCTTACACAGATTAAGCGCATAGAAAAGTCAGTAGAAACAGATAATTGGCCCGCCCGCCCCAGCGGATTGTGCCGTTTCTGCCCTGCACGACACCTGTGTCCTTCTGCCCAGTAACTTGACAACGATGTAAACCGGAATTACCTTCGATGACACCAGAGGGAAAGATCAAGGCTAGGGTCGATAAGCTTCTCCACCAGTACAAGGTATGGTTCTACAGCCCACAAGCTGGACCTTACGGACGTGCTGGTATTCCTGATCGTGTGGCGATTGTGCGAGGCCAGTTCGTAGGCATCGAAGTCAAAGCCGACAGGACCAAGAAGCCCACCCAGTTGCAGCGCAACTGTATGGCTAAGATCGAAGCCGCTGGTGGCAAGTGTTTTGTCGTTTGCGATGTTGAAACATTGAAACTGTTAGAGGACTACCTGAATGCTGGTGCTTCCCAAAGCAAGGGCGCTTCTGCTGAAACTGAGTAACCCGCACCGGGTACTCGAAGCGGTTCCTTCCGCCAAACAAGTCAACATCAAGGGTAACGAAGCGGTCGTGGTTCCGCTGCGGCTCGAAGAGGCATCGGCCCTGCAAGCTCTGGGCTTCGATGTTCCGTCTCCCATCCTCCACTTCTACGACTGGCAGGGACGGTTCCAACCCTATGACCATCAGAAGCAGACGGCGTCCTTCCTGACCCTCAATCAGAAAGCCATCGTGCTGAACGACATTGGCACGGGCAAGACGCAGAGCGCACTGTGGGCGGCTGACTATCTCATATCGATTGGCGCGGTGAAGAAGGTGCTGATCCTGTCGCCCCTGTCAACGCTGAAGCGCGTCTGGGATGACGCTGTCTTCACCAACTTTGTCTCACGCAAGAGCGTGGTGCTTCATGGTAGCGCAGAGCGCCGCAAGAAGCTGCTCAAGACCGAGGCCGACTTCTACATCATCAACCATGATGGGTTCGGGATCATTGCCGACGAGTGCCATGATATGTTTGACTTGCTCATCGTGGACGAAGCTGCTGTACTGCGGAACCCCAGCACAAGACGTTTCAAGGAAGTCCGTAACTGGATGGCCCGCAACCCCGACACCCGCCTGTGGCTGATGACCGGAACCCCGACACCGAATGAACCATCGGATGCGTGGGCGCTGGCGCGGCTGGTCGATAGCCCGTTCATCCCCAAGACCTACACCGCCTTCCGCGAACAGGTGATGATGAAGATCAGGCAGTACACTTGGGTGCCCCGCCCCGAGAGCGTGGAGATCGTGCGCCATGTGCTGCACCCGGCGATCCGCTATACCCGCGACGAGTGTTTCGATCTGCCCGACACCGTATTCCAAACTCGTCAGGTAGAACTCACGCCGGATCAGCGCAAGCATTACGACCGTATGATCCGCCACCTGATCACCGAGGCCGAGGAGGGCGCGATCACCGCCGTCAACGAAGCCGTCAAGATGCAGAAGCTGATCCAGATTTCCTGCGGTGTTGCTTATGGAGAAGATGGTCAGAATATCGAACTCGATTGTTCGCCGCGCATCAATGCCGTCAAGGAAGTGATCGAAGAGGCGGGCGGCAAGATCATCGTGTTCGTGCCGCTGACGGGTACACTGCGTATGTTGGAGCGCGAGATCGGCAAGGACTACACCGTAGGCGTGGTCAACGGAGAAGTCAGCAGCAACAAGCGCAACGAAATCTTCCAGAACTTCCAGCACTCGCCGCATCCGCAGGTGCTGATCGCACACCCGGCTACCATGGCGCACGGCCTGACACTGACATCGGCGTCAACCATCGTGTGGTACGGGCCGATCACCAGCAATGAACAATATGTCCAAGCTAACGGACGTGTCGAACGCATCGGTAAGAAGCACGCATCCAATGTGGTTCATATCGAAGCTACGGACTTGGAGTACAAAATGTACAGCCGTCTCCAGAGCAAGCAGAAGCTCCAAGGTCTGCTGCTCGAAATGATCCAACAGGATACAACGAGGTAAAGGACCATGACTGTGGACGATGTGGTCGCACTGTATGTGCGGCTCCGCAATGAGAAGAGCGCCATCCGCGCTAAACTTGAGGAAGAGGTCGGCGTCATTGACGCCAAGCTCGACAAGCTCGAAGCTTGGATCAAGAACAAGGCCGACGAGCAGGGCGTCACGTCCTTCAAAACCAACCACGGCACGGCCTTCCTGACGACTGTCGATTTCGCCAGCGTCGAGGATTGGGATGCAGTCGTGAAGTTCGTCAAGGACAATGATGCGTATGATATGTTTGAGAAGCGCATCAGCAAGACGGCTGTGCGCGGCTACATCGATGCGCACAAGTCCGTGCCGAGTGGCGTGATGTACGGCACCCGGCTGGAAGTCAACGTCCGTAAGCCGACGAAGCGCGTGGAGGCAGCATGATCAGGGCACTGAAGAACTGGATCGGCAGAGTTGCCCGTGATGAGAACAGCGTCCCTCATGTGGTGAGCAATGGTGGCCCGCCCATGATGTCGATCTACAAGATCGAAAACGGGTATCTCGTCCACAAGTTTGGTGCGAACGGATACCGTGAGGACGCCCGCATCACCTTCTGCCCGACACCGCTCGACGTGGCGAAGCAGATCGTCAACACCGAGGCGCTGGCGAAGATGGGGTTCAATGATGTCAACCCTGTCACCGTTGGCGGCGGTGGCGGCGTCAATGCCCTGAATACCAGCGGCTACGCTTCCGGCTCACTTAAAATCTAACCGCTCATTACAGGAGAAATCATATGAGCAACATCGTGTCTCTCGACGCCAAGGTTCCGGCGCATCTTGCGAACCGCATCGGCAAGCCCTCTGCGCTGGCAGAGAAGCTTGTGGGTGGTATCTCCAACGGAGAAACGTGGCCGCGTATCTCCATCAAGGGTGGCCGCTTCCGCATCAAGGAAGGCGATGCCGAGACTGTCCTCCAGACCACCACCATCGATGTGGTGATCGTCGGCTCCAACCCGCGCCTGTCCAAGACTTTCTATGCCAAGGCGTGGGACCCCAATGCGGAACCGACCGCGCCCGACTGCTCGTCCATGGACGGCGTGCGCCCTGATGCCAACGTGGCCGAGCCGCAGAACGATCTCTGCGCGACCTGCCCGCACAACGCATGGGGTTCCAAGAAGGGGCCGCAGGGTCAGGACCTCAAGGCGTGCAGCGACAGCAAGCGCATCGCTGTGGTATCTGCTGACGATCCGTCTGGCCCGGTCTACCTCATGCTGGTGACCCCGGCTGCGCTCAAGGACCTGAACCAGTACCAGAAGGACCTGAGCCACCGTGGCATCGCCCCGGAACTGGTGCGCACCCGCATCGGGTTCGACACCAACGCCTCGTTCCCGAAGATCAAGTTCGGGTTCGGCGGCTGGCTGACCGAGGACGAGATCACTGCGGTGGACGAGGTCCTCGCCAACCCTGTTATTCCTGAGATGACAGGTGAAAAGGCGCGGCCCGCCCCGGCACAGATCGAAGCGCCCGCGAAGCCCAAGCCCCAGTTGGTGAAGGCTGCGCCCGCCGAGGATGAGGAAGCCCCTGCCCCGGCTGCTGCGCCCAAGCGTGGGTTCGGTGCCAAGGCTGAAGCCGCTGCCCCGGCCAAGCCCGCTGCCGCGCCGAAGGCCGCGAAGCCGAAGGCTGCGCCTGTGCCCGAGGCGAACGCCAGTCTCGAAGACGAGATCGCGGCCATGCTGAGCGAAGCGCCCAGCGATGACGCAGACGCCTAAGCTGGACTTCTCCAAGGTAGAGCTTCTGCGCAACCGCCTTGGACTTAGCTCTTCAGACGTGGCCGCAGCGATTGGCGTATCGCGCATGACCTACTACTTGTGGGTGCGTGGTGGGAACATGCGACAAACGCAAGCGTCCCGTGTGAAGAAGGTCGTCAAGGTCATGCTGGACCTGATGAAGGACAAGCAATGGGAGGAAGAGGTCATGCCTCTTCCCCCTCCCCAGCGCCGCGAACGGTTGCTTGCGCTGGTCAGCTAAGATAGCATCACACGTTCATGGGGGCTGCGGCCCCCATGCCTCTCTCACAGGGCAGGAGTTAACATGAACACGCTGGACTTCTTGCGGTACGTACTGCCGTCCCAAGGCTGGTATGTCGTCACCGTGATCGACAAGGGACAGCAACCGAAGCAGCGGAGCTTCGACACCATCGATCAGCTTGCGACCTTTGCGAACGCGCTGAGCGACAAGGGCCACAACGTCTACTATGCAGTCGCTTCGTTCAACGAGAACGGCACCCGCAAGGCTCACGCCGTGTCGGCTCTTAAAGCATTCTTCCTCGACATCGACTGTGGAGAAGATACTCCAAAGAAGTACGCCACCAAGAAGGACGGGCTGCTGGCACTGAGCCAGTTCGTCAAGGACACCGGGTTACCGAAGCCCATGGTGGTATCGTCGGGCAACGGCTGGCACGTCTACTGGGTGCTGGAGGAGGAACTCGAACCCGGCGAGTGGAAGCCCATCGCGGAGAAGCTGAAGGCGGCGTGCCGCCAGCATGGCTTCAAGGTAGACCCGGCAGTGCCCGCCGATGCTGCGCGAGTGCTGCGCCCCACAGGGACGATCAATCCCAAGGGTGGTGGCGAGGTCAAGGTGGTGATCAATGCCCCGGCCACCACGGTGGAAGCGATGCGACAGTGCTTGGGCAAATATGTGGTCGCTAATGTCGTTCCTTTTACTTCGCGTACAAATGCTAACAACAAGACTACTCTGCTGGATAAGTTATCCGTAAGACAAGAGTACCCGCCTGCCAAGCCGGATGTCATCGTATCCAAGTGCGCCCAAGTGAACTGGGCCGTGTCGAACCAGAAGGATGTCCCCGAGCCTATGTGGTACGGGCTGATGGGTATCGCAGCCTTCTGCGAAAACCCGGAAGACACCGCCATTGCGTGGTCGAAGGACCACCCCACCTTCAGCGAAGACGAGACGATCCGCAAGGTAGGCCACTGGAAGAACGCCGCCACGGGTCCGACTACCTGTGCGAAGTTTGACAGTGAGCGCCCGGATATCTGCAAGTCGTGCCGCTTCAAGGATCGCATCGGGTCGCCAGCGCGGCTGGGCTTGCAGCGTGAAGAGGTCACCGTCGAGCAGAGCGCACCGGATCAAGTGGCGTTCCAAGTCCCGATCCCCAAGCCCTACAAGCGCACGGCGGATGGCATCAAGCAAGTAACGGATGGCACCGACATCGACGTGTGCAAGTTCGACATCTACCCGGTAGGCTATGGGTACGACGAGACACTGGGCTACGAGGTGGTGCGCTACCACTGGAACCGCCCGCACTCTGGGTGGAAGGAACTCCGCTTCCGTCAGGCATATCTGGCCCAAGAGAACCGCGAGTTCGCAACAGCCATCGCTGACCAAGGTATCGTCCTTGCCAGCAAGAACCAGACAGCGAGTTTTCAAAACATGCTCCGCGCATACATGGATGAACTCCGCAAGATCAAGGCGGTCACCAACCTCTACTCCACCATGGGGTGGAAGGAGAACAACACCCAGTTCCTCATCGGTGACCGGTTGATCCGGCGCGACGACAGTGGCTCCGCAGTGGTTGAGCCAATCAACCTAGCAGCGACATCGCAACGGCTTGGCGAGAAGTTGTTTGACGTAAAGGGTGACGTGCAGAAGTGGGCGACGTTCACGTCCATCATTGAGAAGGCCAACCTGCCGATCCACGGCTTCGCCCTTGGCGTGGCGTTCTCCGCACCGCTCTACCAGTTCAGCGGTCTGCGTGGCGTGGTGATCAGCCTCTGCGGCCCCACGGGGTCGGGCAAGTCCATCGCGCAGCTTTGGATGCAGTCGATCTACGGTATCCCAGACAAGCTGCACTTCACGGCGAAGTACACACAGAACGCCGTGTTCTCTCGCTTCGGGTTCTACAACAACCTGCCCATTACCATCGATGAAGCGACGATGATGCCCGACAAGGAAGTCGGAGACTTCTGCTACTGGGTTACTCAGGGCAAGGACAAGGCCCGCCTCAATAAGAACTCGGAGGAAAGAGAGGGCAAGACGTGGGGTCTGCCGTGCGTGACCTCATCCAACAGATCGCTCGGCTCCAAGATGATGACCTCGGGCATGGACACCGATGCGCAGCTTGCCCGACTGCTGGAGATCAACATGCACGCAGTGCCGATGTTCAGCGACAGTTCGACTGCTGGCAAGAAGATATACGATTTCCTCGCTGAGAACCATGGCACCGCAGGTGAGGTGCTGATCAAGCATCTGGTCGAGCTTGGCGAGGATGGTTGTAGGGCGATGGTCGAAGATCACCGTGTCCGCTTCTTCAAGAAGTACAATGCGAAGTTCACCGGGCAGGAACGCTTCTGGGAGAACGGCATCATTAAGGCCGATCTCGGCAACGAGCTTGCCAGCAAGCTGAACCTCAGTCAGTACGACTACGAGAAATGTACGAGGGCTATCCTCAACCAGATCGGCGCGATGCGCGACACGATCAAGTCCAACCAGATGGATGCCTTCGACATGCTGGCGGCGTATCTCAACGATGCGGCCAGCGAGACAGTCACGGTGATGCACACGGTGGGTCAGGCCAAGCCAATGGTGGACTACAGCCGTATGCCGCGCAACGGCATTCGCGTGCGCATCGATGCGCACCGCAAGTCACCCAGTGAGCCGTTCACCAGTGGCACGATGATGATCGATAGGAAACATTTCAAGCAGTGGGTGAACACCAACCACGGTGACTACAACGCCATCGTCAAGACCTTCAACATTTGTGGCATTAACGCCACACCCAAATCTGAGAAATTTTCAATTGGTAAGGACTGTCCTGTGAAGCCGGGTCAGATATACGTTCTGGGCGTCAACCTCGCACACGACAGGTTGCGTAGCATCCTTGATGATGCTGATGGTGCTATCGACAACATGACCCTGAACCAGCTTCAGGTCATATCGTAGGAGATCGTGCATGAAGAAGATCATTGCTGCCACGGCTGTGGCTCTTGCCTTTGCGGTTGCTGCACCCGAAGTGCGTGCCGATGCGAAGCCACTGGTGATCAGTGCGGCCAAGCGCCATGGTGTTCCCGTTCACTTCGCCCTTCGCGTAGCCCACGTCGAGAGCGGCGTGAAGTGCGGACGCACTGGCGCTGCCGGGGAGAAAGGCCCACTGCAAATCCTGCCATCGACGGCGCGAGGGCTTGGGTATAAGAACATACGTGCAGCATCCTGTGCGACACAGACTGACGCGGGAATGAAACATCTGGCGATGTGCTGGAGGAAGACCCGCAATCTGTGGCGTGCCGCAGCTTGCCACAATCAGGGGATCAGCGTAGCCTATGGCCGGAAGGTCAACAAGCGTGCAGCACGCTACGCCAATAAGGTGGTCCGGTAGGCTTCATCCGGGCCACTCGCCGCAGGTGCAGGTCGGTAGATATAACAGCACCCGCTAAGGCTCTCGTTTCATCCTTTGGAGAGCGCGATGCCGTAAGGCTCCACGATACGGGCCACCATCACTCAGGCGGTGCGACGTTGTCCAAGAAGCGTTCGAGGCTGGCGCGGGACGCGACAGGCGCAGACTTGAGGAGCCTCTCACCAGCAGGGCGGCGGGCTTCCTGAAGCGCCTTCTGGGCGTTGCGCAGGAAGTTGCGGATGACCCCCGGCCCACCCTTGTTGGCCTCGTTCCAGTCGTTGACCTCGCGCACGATGCGTGCAGCCTGTGCCCTGTCGCCTGTCATCATGGCCTTGACCCACGCCAGCTTGTAGGCAGTGCCCACCTCCTTGTAGTCATAGTTCATGCGGTTAGCATACTTGATGAAGTCGTACTGCCGTGCTGCATCTGCGGGGTAGAAGCCAAGGATGCGAGACGCCACTGTCATTGCACTGACTTCCGGCGAGACGATGTATCCACGGCGGTCCACGATAGCACCATTCTGCATGTAAGCTACGCTGTCACCAATGGCACGCACCAGTGAGAAGGGCGCTTCGCGGGATACATCAAGCAAGTTTGTGGTAGACGAGAGCGGGGCGCGACCAGCCGCGTAGACAAATTCACCGATGCTCAGACCCATACCGATCACAGGTCCAGCGATACTCTTGAGTTCCTGCGTGGTGTTGGCACCCTTGAGGAAGATGCCTGTGCCGGGAATGAAGTCTTCCAGACCGAACTTCGCGCCAACGTCCATACCTGTGTAGTGGTTCATCGGGCCGCGCAGGATGAAGTCGGACCAGCCGGGGAAGACTTCTTCAAGCTGACGAACAATAGCCATGCGCACAGCGGGACCCTGTCCAAGATCAAGGCCGAGGCGCTGCGAGAGCGTATCGATGAAGTCTTCAATGTCATCCACCAGTGGGAAGCCCGCAGCACCAGCCAACACGTAGAGTGCGGTCAACATGCCGAGCTTGCCGCCGCGCGACAGGTTCTTGAACAGTGACAAAGATGTCAGGGGGTAAGTCTTGTAGACGAACAGCAGAGACATCCAGCCATCGCGCCACATGGGAGGACGGTTGGTGTTGGAGTACTCGCCCAGCGTCTTATCCACCGTATCGACGGCGAACAGGCGTGCCATCTCACTGGCCTTGTCCTCTGCGAACCCGGCTTCCTTCAGGCGGTTGAACTCCAGACGGAATGCGGTGAGGAACGTGGCGCGGCGGGTGGCCTGTTCCGAGACGTTGAAGGGAGCCATGTACCAGTCAGAGAACTTGAGGAAGCCCTTGGCCCACGCACCAGTAAACATACCACGGGCAGTCTCCAGCAAGGCGTTGGCCTGCGCCGGGATGAGCTTACCTTCGCGGATTTCGCGGGCGATGTTCAGAGCTTCGTAGTAGGTAAGGCCGTACTGCTGGATAAGCTCAGCTTCCTTGGCAGTGTTGCCAGCGTCACGCGCGGCCTTGATCTCATTTGCGGCCTTCTCGAATGCCTTGGCATCTTCGATGGGATCAGAGAATGGATTAAGTCCACGCCAACCAACCACGTCCTTGAAGGACTTCAGGTACATAGGCATGACCGCCATGCCGAAGCCGCCACCGAAGCCCGTCTGGCTATCCTTAGACGCGAGGAACGGCAGCACGTTGGTATAGAAAGACATGATGTTCTGCGCGAACTGCGTCATCACACCGCCGAGGAAGCCCACACTGGTGATCATCTTTGCCAGTGCAGCGTACCGCTTACCCTCGAACGTGGACTCGTTGATGTTGGGTGCATCGTTGATGGCGTCGAAGTCTTTGACGGTGTCGCTATAGAAGCGCATACCAAGACTGGCCTTGGTCGGCTGATTGTTGAACGTCGAGCGGCTACCGTCCCAACCCTTGGCTCCGGGGTTGGTAATGACGTACATATAGAGTTCCTTGGTGAGCCTGTCCTGCCAGTAATCCTTCTGCTTCTGGTCAGTCGCGGCGTCGAGGCGCTCCTTGGCAGTGATGACTGCTTCCTTATCACCGAACCACTTCTTGCCTGTCTCAGAGGACTGATCCATGAGATCACGGAGTAGCGGCTGAAAGCGCGTCTTCACGATGAGCGACGAGCGCGTGGTGACGTGGCGGGCAACAGCGTCGATTGTCCTGCTGGGGTCGTAGCCGGGGGAGTCATCGAACTTCAGCGACTTGCGAAGCGCACTGCCCGGAGCCGTAAGCATGGTGATCGCCTTGGCGTGCTTGTCAGGAGCCAGCGGGATACCAAGGACGCGCGACACATAGAGGAAGTTGTCAATATCCAGCGACGGATCGGATGAGACAGTATCCACGGCCTGAGATGCACGGGCGAACAGCTTGAAGGTCTGCGTCTTGTACTCGCCGGTCGCGTCGTCCCTGACAAGGCCGCTGTACTCGATATCTTTCATAGCGTCGTTGTAGAACGCCGCCTGATTTTCAGCATCCGACAGTTTAGGAGCCAAGCTGTAGATCATCTTGCTCTGCACGTCGGGATGAAGCTGAACCGTCCTGCCGTTGATCTGCGCTTCGACACGGACTTGGAACTTGCCCTCGCGCCACAGCGGGACGTGCGACGAGGCGATGGACCTGCGCACAAACATCTGCGCCCGCTCGAATGCGGCGTCAGCAAGGACGATCTCCTTGACCTTGTCCTGCACAGTATAAATTACGCTCTGCTCTTCGAGGCCGGTGAACTCCTTGCGGCGGCTACGGAACTCCTCAATCTTCTTGATGGCGGCTTCGGACTTCTCGTTACCTTTCGCCAAGGCTTCGGCCCTAGCCTGTTCCTCTTCCTTCGTCAGCTTCTTCGTCGGCTTCGGGAAATAGAACTCCCGCACGTCCTTCTTCAGGTCGTCGGTGAACTCCTTCTTCACGATAGCCGTGTTGACCGCCTTGAAGAACTGCTCCATGCGCATTGCCGTCTTGGTCGTGACATCCGGCAGGCCGCGCTCGTCATATTCCATGTCATCCACGAAGAGCTTCTTGGCGTGGTTCACGATGTCCTTGACGAACTTGGCGTCGTCGCCTGTCACTTCCTTGTTGGCGAGTATCCTGTTGATACCCTTGGTGGATACCTTCTCAGACAGGAAGTAATTGTCGAACTGCGCCTTCAGGCGCTCCACATGGAGGTCGGCAAGGTTCCGCATCGTCTCGACGTAGCGGTCATACTCGTCGTCGGTCAGTTCACGCTTGAGTTCTTCCTTCAGACCCTTGATCTTTTCAGTGGTTTTCTTGGTCTTGTTACCTTCGACGGCTTCCTCGTAGGTGATCTCCGCGCCGTCTTCGAGTTCCTTCTTGGAGAGTGTGCCGATGGCGAGGAGCCTCTTGAGTACATCCTCGTCAACCTTCGTGTCACGCCCGGAACCGTCCAGACGTTCATCACCGAGGATGAGCAGAGGAGCGTTGCGGAGTTCCTTATCCAGCTTGAACCGGGGGCTGGCAATGCGGCGGCTAATCACCAAGGCATAAGATACCACGAGGCGAGAGTTTCCCGTCAGTGCCAGCAGCTTGGCGAGACGTTCATTATACGTGTTGTACAATTTCGCCGCGTTCGTGCGCATGGCGTCCTTGAGATGCTCAGCGATGTTTGCCCCATGGTTGCGCAGAGCGTTGTAAGTACCCAGACGCAGGAACTTGCGCACGAACCTCTCGAACCTGTCGAGGTTATCGATCTTGAGGTCCCTGAGAGTGTTGGTCGCTTCCTCCATGCTGGCGGGCGGCGTAGGGAGAAGGTCAAGCTGATTGCGCAGTGAATGCTGCGCAGAGTAGACCGAGTCTTGACTGAACCTACCCGTGCCGTTGTTGGTCATCACGGTCTGGAGGTTGAGCGCGAAGGTGCTGGGCGTGAACATGGACGAACCATTGCGCACGGTGCTGCGGGCCTGAGACACGAGATAGCGGACGATGTCGTCCTCGAACTTCACACCCAGCTTGTTCAGTACATCCTTGATGGCATACCAGACACGGGCGAGGATGCTGCTGTCCAGCTTCTCAGCGAACTTCGCCATGTACTCTTCGACCGCCTCGCGGCGGGCACCGAGCATGTCAACATCTTCGCTAGTAGTCGGACGAGCTTCTCTCTTTGTATCACCTCCAACTTTCTTCTTAACCATGTCCAATGTAGAGCGGAGATGGTCTTCAATCTCGATGTTCCTCTTTTGGTAGGCTTCCTCTACCAGCGAACTGAACTCTTTCAGTAGTGAAGATGCGTTACCTTCATTGTCTTCAAACCAATTCTGGATAATTAAATCCGCATCGTCTTGGTATTCAAGATCGGTAAGAAGTTTACTGAGTGCTCTGCTGCTACCTTCAACATCACCGTCTAGTGATCTGGCGTTGTCGAGGATGCTGTCCATCTTGGCGATGGCTTGTTTGTAGTCAGAACCCTTGATCGGAGAGAGTATCTCAAGAAAGAGGTCACCCACCTTTCCGACACTGTCGGGGTTGTTGATATTACGCAGCTTCTCTTGAACTTCAGAGAATGCGCTAACAAACGTACCCACATCTAGCTTTGCTGGGATGCGCGGCATCTTGGGAACAGCAACAGCCCCGATAACAGAGCCTGCACCTTTCAGAAAACCGCGCCGAGACATAGGCGCAACCCCGGCAGGACGTAAGCCAAGAGCACCATCGACCGACTGACGCACACTGGGGTTATTATCATAGACGTAGTCCATGAGTGCATCGAACTGCTTCGCGGGCAGCAGAGCACGCATACCATAGTGACCGATGGCCTCGTGAGCCAGCAGGAACCGCATGTGCTTCTCGGTCGGGATGCGGTCGGTGAAGACCAGCACCGTGTTGTCGAAGGCGTAGCCCGAAGCCGGGGCAGTGTCGAAATCTCCCTGCGGACGCGCTGCCACTGCACGTTGGTACAGTTCGGGATTGCGGCGCTGGAGGTCAGCTTGGTTCTTGTAGACGTAGAAGCGCGGAGCCTTGGCAAGACCACTGCGGAACTTGTCCACGATAGCCTTGGCCCGGATCGGGTTCACACCCTTGGCGGGGCGACCGTTCTCATCCACGGGGTTAGTGACGGCGTCGAACTGGGAGAGGCGATACCGCCCTTCATCGATGTCCTTGAGCGCCTGCTCAACACCGGCCCACCCTTGGGATGTCTTGTCCTTGTAAGTTTCAAGATACGCACGCGCAGTCCACTGCGCCTGATCAGAGATACCCTGCCCCTTGGCCCAGAAGATGAGGTTAGTAAAAGCGTTCCTGTACTCTTCCCTACGTTCGGGCGTATCCTTACCGGCCTTGGCTAGGCCCTTGATCTTATCTGTCTGCTTCCTGACTTGAGCAACGGCGGAATAAACCTCCTCCAACTCACTGGCGGGAACCTTATTCTCATCGATGTTTTTCGACCCCTCCATGGCGTCTGCGGCAAGGTCAGCCTTGGCGTCATCCGATAGGTCCGCGTACTTGGCATCTGCCAGACGGGCAGCTACCATTATCTGTTCCAGCGGGCTGAGTTCGGTGACAATGTACTCTTGCGCCTTGGCGCGTGCAGCGGGCGAGAGTTTCTCGTCGTTACCCATCCGCACAAGCTGAGCAAATGCAGTCGTGCGCTCATCCGCGTTGGCATTATTGGCTGCTATGATAGCGTCATCGACCTTCTTCAGGTCCTTCGCAGCTTTCTCAGCGGCCTTCTTCTCAGCCTTCAGTTCAGCGGGGGTTTTTGAGGGGGCGACCGCGACCGCCCCTTGGGCTTTTGGGGGTCGCGGTTTCCTGCCCGTTGGCTTCTTTTCCTCTAGCTTAGCGGCCCCACCAGCTTCTTCCCGTAGGGTTTCACTCCGGGCGGCAGGCCCTTGTTCTGCTTGCGCGGGTTCTTGGGCGGCGGTCTGCTGTCTTGCGCGGCCACGATTGCGCGGGCCTGCCGTTCCGCCTGCTCCGGGCTGCTCGGCCTGCTGTTCCCCAGTCTCCCTGTCTGCTGGTACGTCTGCAAGAGTCCTTGTATCCGCGCCTCCCGGTCCTGATCTGAAGTCATCAATGACCTCCTGCCTGATGGTGAACTCTTCACCGCCTGTACCGAATGTGCGTGCGCGATCAGCAACCTTGAGCGTGTTGACCATGGTATCAGCAAACCGCTGTACCTTCTCTTTCTGCTCAAGCGTAAGCCTCTCGACCTTCAACAGCTTGGTCACCTTCCCCAGCTTCTTGAAGATATGCTTGGCGATGTCGCTCTCATTGAACTGCGTCTTGCCAGCAAGCAAAAGCTGGTTGAGGAAAGTACGGATACGCTGCGATGCCTTACCGACGTTGGGTGTAAGTTTAGGCGTAACACCAGTCGAAAGCGTTTCGACTTGCGCAGCAGTACCTGTGGGTATCACATCTTCAGTGCCACGCTGGACAACTGTAACCTTACCAGTCGGCTCGCCCTTCTTACCCTTTGCTTTGCCGCGCTGAAGGCGCTGCAATGTGGCAGTAGGGGTTTCCGTTCCAGACCTAACGGGTGCGTAGCCAGTCACACCACCAAGCTGTTCCGGGGTGTACGTTGCCTGCATACCAGCACCCATAGGGGTCTGGGCAATCGGCTGGCGCTGCGGCCCTGCAACGAACTGCTGCGCCCGCCCACGGGCAAGCTCAGCCTGACGGTTGGCAACAATACGATCCGTAGCGACGCGGCGGCGGGCTTCGGTCGTGGTGGGAACACCACGCACCACATCAGCAATCGGAAGGGCAGGTGCCGTACCGGGTGCCACACCAGTGGGGATAGGCTGCGCAGGCGCAGCCTGACTGCCGAAAAATTGCTGCGCACCCTGCCGCTGTGCGGCCTGCTGCTGTACGCCCTGCTGCGCCTGCGCTGCCTGCTGCGCCTGTGCCAATGCAGCGGCTTGGAACTGTTCAAACGTACCGAAACCACCCGTCTGAGCGGGGGTCATGGTGGTGCCCATACTCATGGGACCACCCGTCACGGGGGGAACCGCAGGCGTGGGAGGAGCCACAGGAGACATCTGCAACGGCGGCGCACCGACAGTCATCGCACCCGGAGTTACAGTCGGAACAGGACCAGCCTGCCCCATAGCGCCGGGTACGGCACCTTCAGTACCGAAGTATGGGCCGGGGATCGTGCTGGGGATAGCGGGTGTAGGACCAACTTGGAACGTCTGGTCAGCAGCACCCGTCAGCGGGGCCTGCGTACCAGCAAAAGGCTGAAGACCAACGACAGGGTTGGTCATCTGCTGCACAGCGGCCTGCTCAGCCGCCTGCTCTTCCATGATACGGGTGTAGGGCTGCGGCGGGGCGAAGACCTTCTTATACTCAGTGTCACCGATCTGCTTCTTCAGATCGATAAGATACTGGGCATAGCCGGGATCGTCCTGAGATACCGGCAGCAGGAGATTGGCTTCGGTCTTATTGTCAGCCAGCGAACCAGCGAACGCACCACCGGCACCGCCCATCACGCCACCCATTAGGGCACCGGCAGCGAAGGCGTTGATGATACGATTGGTCGCTTCAGCGGAGTTCAGGTCGAGGACAGGGTTAGCTGCGATCTGGAGGACTTCCTGCGTGCCTTCAGTTGCGCCTTCGATACCCATGCCAAGTGCGCCGTATCCGGCGATGCGGCCTGTGCGCCCCTTGGCGACACCCTTGAGGATGTCCATGGACTTGCGCTGGGTTTTGGCAACGCCGACAACGTCACCCGCGAGTTCACTGAAGAGACGGCCAGCCAGCAGCAGTTCGGGGGCAGTGTCAAGAAGACCGCCAAGCGTACCGACCAGCAGAGACACAGGGCGGTTGCCCTCGCCCCCGTCAGCCATGGTTTCGCCGTAGGCAGCACCCGTTTGCTGGAAGATATTTGAAGCAGTAGACGCTGCGATACCACCACCGATCTGCCGCATACGGCGCTCAATGGCAGGGGCCTGCTTCATCACAGCCTGCGCACCAGCCGTCAGACCCTCGTTCAGCATCTCGTCAAAGGCACCGGGAGCAAGGCGCGTCTTGGCGGCATTCGCCGCCGCGTTGGTCATGCCAGCCGCAGAGAGCATGAGCTTCTTTTCGGCGGCGTCCAGTGCTTCGCCCTTCAACTGCTTCTTGGCAGCTTCGAGCAGCGCCTTCTTGACCGCCGCCTTACCGAAGAATCCACCGATGGCACCAAGCACGGCACCAGCGGGGGCGGCAGGACCCGTAGCAGCACCACCAGCGACAGCACCAACACCGGCAGTGATGGCAGACTCGACCACGTTGGGGCCAAGGCGACCGATGGTCGCGGCCATCCAGTCAAGGACGCCGTTCTCAGGCGTAGAGCCAATATCGGTGAAGTTGCGACTGTAAACCTGATTGGGCTGGAGGTCTGCTTCCTGATCTGCCAAGTACTGCCCGGTCTGCTCTGCACCCAGCCACTGAAGCCCGAGACCAGCCATCTGCTGCATCTCGTCCGTACCCATGCTGAAGTTCTTGCCCATCAAGGTCAGAAGACCGGGGTCACGGATGCTCTGCACATACTGGCTGAAGCTGGTATCGTCCACCACTTGCCAGTTACCTTCAGGCAGCGGGGCTTCCTGCCCAGCGTACTTCGACATGACCGCAACGTCTGTGTCGTTGTTGGCGTCAACGACATGACCACCAATGAAGTACTTGTTCTCTTCGGGGCTGTAGGCGACACGGGCAGTACGCTGCGTGGGTTCTTCTTCCGGCTGCATAAACTGCTGGTTTTGCGTCCTCAGACCCGCGCGGATACCAGCAGCGTACTGGTCGATATCGCGCGAGGCCCTGTCGGCAATCGCCTGCGGAGTGTTCTGCCCCAAACCCTGAAGCATGGGGGAAGTTGTTCCGAGGAACCTGTCAGCCATAACGATACCCTTATTGCGGCGTAACGCCGGTAGCCCGTGTCACCCTAACCTGCGGCTGGGGTCTTGTCACTACCCCTTGTGGCGTTGTCGTCTCCGCACCCATGGTGTACTCGATGATGTTACCACGCTCATCGGTAAAGACAATCTTACCAAGCTTACCTGAGACAGGGTCCATCTCTTCGCTGGACTTCGTCAGCTTGTTGGTAGCGATCAGCTTCTGGAACTCTGCGTTCTGCTTCAGTTCTTCGAGCGTCGTGACTTCAGCAATCTTACCCTGTATTTTCACTTTTTCGAGAAGGACTTCGCGCTCAAACTCAGCGTTCTTCTCGGCGGTTGCTGCCTGTTCGGCTGCTGCCGACGCCTTAATCTTCGGCAAGAACAGGTCCCGCGCTTCCGTTGCGGTGATACCGCCACCGGAGATGAGTTCGTTGTTAACATACACCTGAACAAGCGTAGAGTTCTCGACCGGTACAATCTCAACAAGCTGTCCAGTGCCGCGAGACACCATGTCCGCAAACGGCTTCGGGTTGTTATTAACCATCAACTCGTTGACAGCAATGTTGATGTACTCATCGACACGAGCCAGATTGAGTTCTTCGATCTTGAGTTCAGCGGCACGCTCAGCCTGTCGCACCGTGTCCTCGACATCCGTCAGGTTTGTTGCAACACCTTCGATCTCAGCGAGGATCGTCTGGGCTTCGTCGTACCTGCCAAACTGCTTCGCCACTTCGAGGCGGCGCTGAAGGTCCTGATACTTCTTGGTTGCGGTGGCACGCGCCGTTTCCGCCGTCTGGTAGCTGTAGTTCAGATCGGACTCGACACGCACCTGCTCCCGGTCGTACTTCTCCAGATTGAAGGTAGAGAGTTCGGTCGGCCTCGCCGTATCAGTGGTCATCGGCGTGTTGGCAACCACACGCGCTTCGTTGTAGAGCGTAGCGAAGTACGCATTGTAATCGCTGTTGGTAAGACCAGCGATACCTTCCTTGCCCGCATCGTGCGTAGCCGTGGGCGCACCCATCTTGAGTACATCCCAAGCGTTACCCTGATACGCAGCACCCCAGAGGTTAGGGGGGATACCGAGAATTTCGATCATCTTGAGTTGGAGCAGCGCCGCATCGACGCTTTCTACTTTCTCCATCCCACCGGCAAAAATTTCATTGGCAAGCTCAGTGAACTTGGGCGGAACGCCGTATTCCGCAATGAATGCTTCGTCGGTGTAGAACTTCTTCAGTAGATCAAGCTGACCCTTCTGGACATGGAAGTCACCAAACGTACCGGAAACGGGGTTCTTGCGCTTGTCCTTACCAAAGGCACTCTCAATACCCCAGACAGCAACGAGCGCCGCACGAGGTACTTCAAACTCATCTGCGCGAGCCAGATACTCCTGACCCTTTTTCGACTGTACGGCGGGACCAAGAAGCGGAAGACGTTCAGGGACGCGCTCAGCGACTGCACTCGCGGAAAAATCGGTAATGGCCTTCACACGCGCCGGATCACCCGTGAGCGGCGTAGCCGCTGGGATATCCAAAGCAGGATAAGCCCCAGCCACAGCTTCAGGCGTCTGCGGAGGAGTTACACCGGGCGCAGCCTGAAGGTCCGTCTTACCACCAGTAGCAGTCTGAGCAGCAGCGGCATCAGCGACAGGGGTTGGACCTTTAGCAGTTTTACCAAACCTACCCTTGTACTTCTGATAATACCCAAACGGGTCTTTCTGAGCCTCTTCAATTGCTGCCGGGTTGGCAAGCATGAAATCCTTTACCGCAGGTGTCTCGAACCACTGAAGAGCTTCAGTGTTGCGTGCCTTCATCGTCTGGCGAGTATCGTAATCAGCCTGCGAACCAAAAAGATAGCTACCTGCATCCCCGAAAACATTCGTCATAAGGGAGCCGCGCAGACGATTATACTGGATAATAGCCCGCTGATTTGCCTTGTACGCTTCTGTCGCATTGGCCGCTGGCGGTAGATACGACTTCGGCTCATATCCGCCGCCACCGGGGGGCAGGGCGCTGGATGGTGTATCAACAACATACGGCGGCAGACCAGCCAGACCTGCGCGAGAAGCGGGGGCAGTGCCGGGAGCGCCGGGGGCGGGAGCGACAGCACCGGTAAACCCGATGGAGTCGGGAGCCGGGATGGCATTTGCCCTGCCGCTCTCACCGACACCACGGGGCTGCGTTTCACGTTCCGGCATGGTCCCACGGGGCTGTGCAGCCGGAAGTTCGCTTACAGACTGAGCGGCAAGGTTTGCACGCTTGTAGTCACCGGTACGGATCGCCTCATCGATAGTCGTGAAGATATCATTAAAGAAGGTCACACGCTCACGAGTACCGCCGACCTTGGTAGCAATATCTCCATCAAGTTTTGTAAGCGCAGCGCGAATGCGCGGCTGCATGTTGGGCGGGGCCACTCGCAACTGCTGCTCAAGGATATACTTCTCACGCCCAAGGCTGTCGATCTCAGCCTTCTGGGCAGCAAGTTCAGAATTGTACTGTCCCTCAAGGAGCTTGCGCCTTTGCACGGCGCGGTCGCGCTCATAAGACACACCAGCAGCACCGCCAGCATCGGCAGCACCGCCACTTCCCGGCTTCGGAGAAGTCATACCGGGCGGCATGGGCGGGGCCGCAGGAGCAGCCCAATCGGGGAGCGCAACTTCAGACCGGGGCGTCAGACCAGCGGTGAATTGATCCAGCCCCGCCTGCTGCTGACGCATCAGACCTGCGCGTTCGCGTGCCGCACGCTGTTCATTCAGTTCCTGCGCTTTGGCGTAACGCTCACGTTCAAGAGCAGCAACCGAGCTTGCGGTAGTGTAAAGACCCGGAGTGTATGCCATCAGATGGTCTTTCCGTTATCATTCAAACGATGCGAAATTACGATCACCCAGTCGCCTGCGTACCCGTAGCTCTTCCTCGTCCGCGCTCGTCAGTGTCGTGTTACGCGGTCTGAACTCTTCCGCGAAGGGTGTGAGGATGCCAGCAATGTCAGAAGCAAGACCGGCCTGACCCCGCTCTGCGCGGGAAAGGTTACCTTCAAGGTAGCCGGAAGTCGAACTCTGGTAGCGCGGCGGCTGCAAGCCAGCCAGACCTTGCAGCTTTGCACCGAAGGACCGCCAGTACTCATTGCCGTAGGCAGTGGACCCCATACCTGCGCCTTCGATTTGCAGCCTGCGCTCTTCAGCTTCCTTGTACTGCTTGCCAGATGCACCACCTGACATCTCAATATTACGGAGGTTCTCACTGGACTGCTGCGCCACCCGGCGCTGAACGTCAGCTTCAGCAGACTGCGCGAGGGCCGTGGGGTCAATCTGACCGTATGTGGCGACCAGCGTGTCGTAGAGTTCGCGGGCCTTCTGGTACGCAGCCATGTCGGACTGCTGAAGACGGGCCATCTCAGCCTGAAGTTCTGCCTGCGCCTGCGCGGCGTCGGCGTCCGACAGACCGGCAACGACGGTGCCGATGGCACCCGGAGCCGCCTGAATGGCTGCGTTGAGCAGCTTGGAGCCGATGCCGGGGGTAGCCGTGGCAGAGACGGGAGTAGCAGTCACAGTGCCCGCAGAACCGGGCACCGTCTGGACGACATTCCAAGTCTCACCTGCTGCGCCAGTTACAGTACCGGCAGGGGAAATACCACCAACCGATGGCAGGGCACCAAGGCCAGAAGCGGGTGCCTGCGACGGAGAAAGAGCGCCGAACAGCCCTCCTGTCTGGCTATAACCCGCAAAGCCGCCGCCGATAGCACCGCCAAGAAGGCCAAGGCCAGCACCCATGAGGACGTTCTGTCCTGTGCCGTAGGCCGTCAGGGCACCTGCGGCGGCACCGAGTCCAGCGCCTGCGATGGCAGCGCCGATGGCACCTGTGGCAAGGGCTGTTCCACCAAAGATAACACCAGCAACAGCCGGGGCGATGAAGGGCACCGCGATGGACGCAGCAATACCGACGATGGCGGCGAGGGGCTTGGCGTATTTCTTGAACGCCTTCTTGATGCTACCCCACAGGCCGAACTCGGTGAGTGCCACGGCGGGGGTCGTCATGGCCGAAGAGTGGTTCAGCGCCGACTTGATGTAAGTGATCTGGGTCATGCCTGCACCTTATCCTTACCGATGAGCTTGTCGAAGAACTCCGTGCCCTTGCGCTCCACGACGTGCTTCGGGATGACGTACTCACCACCGGAGACGCGGATCGGGATGTCGTCGGCGCGGCCTGTGTTGTCGCCCGTGGGGCTGCGGGTCATGGGGATGTGCCCGCCTTCCTTCATCATGGCAGTCGCGCCCTGCGGGGCGGGAGTAGCAGGAGCCTGCTGCATTGCACCACCGGCCTGCTGCATCGCAGTACCAGCCACGATGAGCGAGAAGACGATGCCCTGATCGTATTGCATGGGCAGGTCTTCTTCGTCAGCCAAGTCCTGCTGGATCGCCATCTGGCGAAGGCGGGGGTAGAGTTCAGGGTTCTGGGCGGCGGCGACCGCCATCTGAACCAGCATCGTGATCTGCTGCGGGGTCACGTCACCCGACTGGACGCCCTCCATCAGAGACTCACGGATGAGTTGTATTGCCTGCGGGTTCGCCTGCGCGAACTTCTGGGCTTCCTGCTGAAGCTGCTGGAGCGACATGCGCTGGGGTGCAGCCCCGCCTGATGGAGCAAGACCGGGCTGTTGGGGTGCCATACCGGCCTGCGGCGGGGCTGCACTGGGGGCAGGAGGCACCATTCCCCCGTCTGCGTACTTACCCTGCTGAGCTACCATCATCGCCGCCTGATCTGGCTGGTAGCCCTTGTTAACCAGATTAACAATCTGGTTCAGAGTGTTCATGTCGTCAGGCAATCCAGCTTTTGTCGCGGCACGAACAAAAACACCCCCGTCCAGTTTCGCCGCAGGCATGACCTTGCCCCCGTCTGCGTAAGCGGGCGGCATACCCGGTGCGCGAATGTTGAGTGTCGACCCCGACATGGGGGTCGAAGACCCAACTGGCGCAGCAGTCGCCATTGGATTGACATTGACATAGGGGTTCTGGGGCAGGAGTCTGCGGATGTCGAACCCGCCCTCTGGATTAAGCCCACCTCTCTTCATGCCATGTCTCCTGATCAGCTACGAAGCTGTGCGACGAGTATGTTTACCGTATCGCGCAATGCTTGTACATCGTTAATGAGGACCTGCAAAGTGGCTGCTATCTGAGCGATGTCAGTGGCAGCAGCCCCGGAAACTGCAACCGGAGTTGCACTCCCAGCCGGGGCACCCGCAACCGTGACTTGCCCGGATACGATAGCCTTGCTGACACGGGTACTCTGCCCGGTGAGCAGGTTGATATTCTCGTGGATCGCAGCCAGCAGGCGATACTCGGCCTCGGTGAGGCCAGACTGCGGAACCGGAGGAAGAGCAGCAAAACTCATACGTTCACCAATCCTGCTGGGGTCTCACCGAAGTGGATCGACCGGATGCGGGCAGAACCTGACACCGACACCTCGAACGTATCGGACTTGTACCCTGTGGGGAGACGGAAGATGTCAGAGTCCGAGATCACCACATCTGCGATCTGTATCTTGTTGGCCCAGAGCTTGAAGTTCACGAAGTAGGAACCGACCGGTTCGAGGCGGTACTGCATGAACTGGTCGCCATTGAACATCACCGTGTTGAGCGTGCCGAGCGGATCGACCGTGGTCAGCGTATCCGGGTCAGTGTAGCTGAGCGGGCCGTTGAGAACGCCAAGTTGCGGGACATAGGTCCACAGGGTCGTGTTGAACGCGACGACTTCGAGGTTGAACGCCGTAATCGCATCGGCTTCTTCCGAAGACGAACTGTAGTCCGCAACGACGCGGGCAGCGCCGATGTTCATATAGCCCTTGTCAACGAAGACCTTGGACTTCCATTCCAGTGACAGAAGCGGCTGATCGGAAGCATCCCACTCATAGATGATATCAACATCATCGGTGGTGAAGTAGAACTTGTCGTAGCGCCCGTCGTAATAGGACGCGCTGAACCTGATGGGCGTCGTGACGAACACACCGCCGACCTGATCGTCTCGCTCAAAGATGAACGAACCATCGCTGTGCGAACAGAAATACTTGCCGTTATAGAACTCAGCAATCATCGTCGTGGGGTCGTATGCTTCCTTCCACGAGTCGAAGTCGTAGAGTGCCTTGGTGACGAGAACTGCGCCCGTATCCGGGCCATACATGGCGATGCCGCCCCACGTCGGATACATGACGGAGGTGCCCATATTGGTCACGCCGCGCTTCGAGGTGCAAGGCAGCGGGATGTCGATGCGGCGCGAACCCATGTTCTCAGGAACAGTACCGTCAACGATATACGGGTATTCCGTGGTCATCACGAGGATCGAACCCGCGACCGGCGCGACGGCGACGATGGGGTACTCGAACACAAGGCGATAGGCAATCGGCCAAGACCACGGACGCCCCGGCTCCGAGAAGCAGAGTTCGTTCTCCACGAAGCCGATCAGGATGTTGTTGTGGGCCATGGCGAGGCCCTTCATGTTCGCATCCGGCGCATCGGCATTGACAGTGTCCAGACCGATGCTCAGACCGCTGACATCGTAGTCATCCACAAATGTGGTGGACTCATAGTACCGCGAGGTGGAACTGTCGGGTTCCGCGATATCCCAGAACAGCGTGCCTGCCGATGTGGCGGTCGTCGCCTTGTTCGTACCGGTGCTGGCGTAAGTGAAGGTGTACTTGTCTACGACGGACGCGACGAGGGCGTCGGTCGCATTGAAGCTCGTGTCGGGTGATCCACCGAAGGCTACGCTCGTGATCTTGATCTTGTCGCCTACGACAAGCATGTGCGGATGTGTGGTCTTGACCGTCGCCACGTTCGTCGTGCGCGAAGCGGACACCAGTGTGTTGGAGAAGTACACGGTCTTGAGGCGAAGATACGCCGTGCCCGTCGCACCGGTCACCGTGCGATAAAGGCGGAACCCACGGACGTTGTTGTTTCCCGAAGGCTTCGCGGTCGGGAGAGTGCCGACAGTGACAACCTGCCCTTCGCGGATGTAGATCGCATCAGACGGTTCGCTGGGGATCGACTCTTCACCCCACGGGGTCAGCCAAGTGTACACATACTTGCGGCTCTGCGGATTACCCGCGAGATTGATCTTGCCGGTCGAGACAGAGATTGTCGGCGTCTTGGGACCAATGGACGGGTAGGTGAACGTCGTGCTGTCCACCACCGTGACTTCAGCTTCGTTGGTGTTGAAGTCGTATAGGCCGACGTAGACATCGGGCGTGCCGGTAGTTGCACCGTTGTTCGCCGGGTCCTCGAAGGTGAAGGTGTTGGTGCCGGTGTTCGTGATGACATAGGTCCCGGTCTGGACAAGACCGTTCTGGTTCGTCACCGCTGCCGTCGTCCACGGCTCAAAGGTCATGTAAAGCTGCGTGCCGGTGTCATAACCATGGCCGTTGAGGGTGACGGTGACCGTGCTGCCGGTACGTGAATACGTACCGGTGCGATAGGTCAACTTGGCAACGCTGATGTTCGTGCCAGTGATGAGGCCATGCGCTGCCGTCGTGACGATCTTTGCAGTGTTGTTGCCGTCGCGCTCAATCGTGCTGGTCGTCTTCTCGGAAAACGCCGTGAACGAAGTGGTCGGCTTCACCGAAGGGAGGGGGAGTCCAAGGTCATACGAAGACGCCGGATACGGCCCGCCACCGCTGATCGCCATCGCGTAGTCGGTAACCTTCGGAGCGCCGTCACCCGTGTAGTAGATGCGCTGCTCGTTCTCTTCCAGCGTCGTCGGTACGGCGATATCAACGTCAGTCAGCCACGACAGCCACTTGTTGATCGTCGGATCGTTGGGATCGCGCATCGGGTAGATGGTCTGCGCCGTGCCAGCACGAAACGTGTCACCCACATCTTTCGGATTGCGGTAAGGGATAAGATCGCCAGAGTAGAGCTTGGCATTCACGGCAACCTGCGCAAACTGCGCACCAAGAAGCTCCGGGGAAATCTTCGGCGCGATACCCAGAAAGTTTGAAATCTTGATGCCAGCCATTACCGCCGATCCCTACACCGCTTCTTGAAGTTATCCCACTCCCCGCCGCGTCGAATACACTCGTGCATCCGTGCTTCGACCTCCGGGGTGTTGCGCCGCAGGTACTCGAAAATCTTCGGCTTCAGCGCCGTGAACGCGCGGACACCGAACTCAATCCAGAAGGAAGGGCGACGGCCATAGATGAACGCACCGGCCAGAAGGCCGATGCACACCAACAGGACCGCCACTCCCTCCTGCCAAGCCATGTCACGCCTTCTTGTTGGGGATCGCCCAGACAAGAACCGGGGTCAGCAGACCGATGATGGTCGTCACCGTTTCGGCGCTGATCCAAGAAAGGTTGAAACCAGTGTAGGTCTGCACGATGAACAACAGACCCATGATGAGTGCAACGAGCGCCTTGTCAATCGAAGTGAACATACACGTCTCCTGTGTTAGCCGGGGTACTTCTTCCACGGCAGTTGAAAATGTGGTTTGTCGCTGAAGGTTTTCCAGTCGCCGCCCCACTCAACCGGGACACCGACATCCTTCGCGGCCTTCTTCACGATGGGGCCGAGTTGCTTGAACAGTGGCTCATCCCAACGGACCTTGCCGTTGAGCTTGATGGCAAAATCGACTGCGTGGGAGAGTTTATTGGTCTTGCCCGGTAAGTGCCGGGAGCGCATCGTCTTGGATGCGCCTGCGGCGACGAGAACCTTCTGCTCCGCAAGAGTGCGCAGCGAACAGGTGATGAAAAAAATGCGGTCCTTGTGCGGCCAGATGGCGGCAGCACGGCGCACCACCCGCGCAAGATCGGGGTGGAGCTTCTTGAGATGGGCTTCGTCCTTGGGCGTCAGCTTCACTTGCGCAGGGCCTCCTCTATCGAACTCAGCTTGTCCATGATGGCACGACTGGTCTCTCGGATTTCCTTGATCTCACGGTCATGCGACAGTTTCGCAGACGCAGTCTCAGCTTTCAGGACCGCGATATCCGTGTGGTGTGTCTGCTGTTTCTGGTAAAGCACCCAGACGAACGCAGCCACTGGGGCTACGATCCACTGCATGATCACGTTCAGTACTCTCAGAGCTTCGCTGTCCATGAGGGGGATCACTCCAACACCTTAGAAATTCTGACGATGGTGTAGACTTCGGTGCTAAACCCGCAGGCACGACCAAACCCAACTGTTGCTGTTGATGCCGAACCACGATGTCTGATCTCGAACGCCTTACTCGCCGCGATGGTAACAACCGCACACCCAGAACTCTCATTACCCGCGTAATCACCGCCGTTGTTAGAGAATGCACTTTGCCCTCTGGCAACTACTACGGCGTCCGTGACGTTATAGAGTAGTGATTGATGCGAGTCCACTTTATAGGCCGGTGCCGACCACTCGATGAAGTAGGTCCCAGCAGGGAGCGTGAAGCGGTTCGAGGAAAGAGAAGCGAGTGAGTTGAGGTTGCGGACCAGTGTATTCAGTGTCCGCGTCCGGTCTTCGGTGTTGTTGAACGTGCCGCCGTCAGTACCCGAGGTCTTCTGGTCTTGGATGATCACATCCGGTGCATAGGACGGCTTGCCCCATGCGACGTTAGCAGCAGCGCCACCTGACACCAAAGCCTGAACGGCAGTGCCCGGAGCCAGAACTACCCAGCCGCTGGCCCCACGGTATGCGACGTTGCCTTGCGTGGTGCCCAGAAAGTCGAGAAGCTGCGAAGCAGTGATCTCTTCGACATCACCTGAGAGTGCCGACGAGCGCCCCAGCGCACGGGCTGTGGCGATGTTCTGGATTTTGGCGAAGGTAACGGCGTCGGCGGCAATCTTGGCTGTCTCAACCGCATTACTCGCAAGTTTTGCCGCCGTGACAGTGCCATCACCGGGCGTGATGCCGTCGCGGATATCTTGGATCAGCGCAGCGGTGATGCGGAGTTCGATGCGAGAGCCAGAGGAGTAAGCCCGCGCCGTCGTCCCGTCCTGCGCACGCACCACGGTAAGCGTGTCGGTCGAACGGGCAGTGACCTTGACCACTTCCAGATTGTTGGAGGTATCGATCAGTGTTGCGTAGAAGTAATCACCGCCAGAGATCACGGGGAACCGCGAACCAGTTCCGGCAGCAAGTGAGATCGACGTGGCGACATCCGTGATCGTGGACGCCAGTGTGCTGTAGGCGTTGTTCTTCACCAAAACGGCCATGTCGATCTCCAAAAGCTTGCGTATGTTATACTAATACGTGCGGACATATCAAGCGGCTTCCCTCTCGGCTACCACATCCCAGCAGGTGTCGAACGTAACTCGCGGGTAGGAGACAGAAGCGACGAGCCGGGGGCTTGCAACAGACGCAGCCAGTCGGAGGTTACTTACAACCGCTGGTGTGTTATGTACCTCATACGATGCCTTAAGATACGTGTAAGTTGCAGTAGCCCGCAGCTTTACAACTGGCTCAATTGTCACGTCTGCGACAATTGCCGCAACCGACGCCGTGGCCCTGATAACGCAAGGTGCCTCAAAGAGGCTCTTTACAATCGTAGCCTGTACGGTGTCACCAGCTTGGGTCTGATCCAGCGTGGCAAACGTCGTGGCTTCGACAGAACTAACCGATACGTTGTTGGCTTGCGTCTGAGATAGTACAGCCTTGACCGCGACGGCGGCTGTCGCGCTGACGCTGTCGCCAGCTTGGGTCCGCGAAAGCGTACCGGCAACCCTGACCGCCGCCGTGGCGACGACGGTGTTACTTGCCTGCGTCTGGGACAGCGTAGCAAACGTCGTGGCTTCGATAGAAGCACTGACACTGTCGCCAGCTTGGGTTTGCGAAAGGGTAGCCTTGACCGCGACAGCCGCTGTCGCGCTGCCGCTGTCACCGGCTTGGGTCTGCGAGAGTGCAGCCTTGACCGCGACAGCCGCCGTCGCGCTGACACTGTCGCCAGCTTGGGTCTGTGAGAGTGTAGCCTTGACCGCGACAGCCGCTGTCGCGCTGACGCTGTCACCGACTTGGGTCTGTGAGAGATCAGCCTTGACCGCGACAGCCGCCGTCGCGCTGACGCTGTCATTAGCTTGGGTCTGCGAGAGATCGGCCTTGACCGCGACAGCCGCCGTCGCGCTGACGCTGTCGCCAGCTTGGGTTTGCGAGAGATCGGCCTTGACTGCGACAGCCGCCGTCGCGCTAACACTGTCACCAGCTTGGGTCTGCGAGAGATCGGCCTTAACAGCAACAGCCGCCGTCGCGCTGACAGTGTTGTCATCTTGGGTCTTATCAAGGTTGGCGACCGTACCAGTGGATAGCGTGTACTCGGCGCTAACGGTATCACCAGCTTGGGTCTGTGAAAGGGTAGCCTTGACCGCGACAGCCGCTGTCGCGCTGACACTGTCACCGGCTTGGGTCTGTGAAAGATCGGCCTTGACCGCGACGGCGGCTGTCGCGCTGACACTGTCGCCAGCTTGGGTCTGTGAAAGTGTAGCCTTGACCGCGACGGCGGCTGTCGCGCTGACACTGTCACCAGCTTGGGTCTGCGAGAGTACAGCCTTGACCGTGACAGCCGCCGTCGCGCTGACACTGTCACCAGCCTGCGTGGCAGACACGCTCGCATTAACACCGGCTGAAGGAGCCGCTGCTAAGGGTAGTTTTGCGAGGGCGTCAAAACCAAGCATCGTCTAACCTACAACAGTGAAGCCGCGACGAAGAACTGATCCTTCTCCTGCTCAGAAAGACCCATCAGGTCCAGCAGTAAGTTGTTGCGATAGTAGTTGATGGCGGCGAAGTCAATCTCAGCAAAGATACGCTGCTCTGGCGTCCAGTTCCCCTCCCCAACCTGAGCGTCAAAGATCGCCGCGATGGCAGCAGGAACCGTCGCCGTCTTGGTCATGTCGAGAGCTTCTTGCGCGGAGATGTAGCCCAAGGCGTAAAGTTGAAGTGCAGCCTGCCGACGCGAAATGTAATCCGGTACATCCGGTGGGAGCGTGGCCGGATCAACCGTGCGGACCACCCAGTCACTACCCTCAAGGCCCTCGAACGGAGTGCCGTACTCGCGCACGACAGGGTGCCACACCACTTTCTTGTGGGGAATATCTTCGGGTTTCGTATCGTAGCGGCGAATTTCCTTGAACTCACCATCAATCAGAAGTGCAAACTCAGTAATCATTTATGGCCCCCACGATGCGGCGGTACAGACGTTGGCATTTGACGAAGAAATAGATCGGGCAGTTTCAGCAGCGACGAGCGCAATGCTCGCACCCGAAGACTGCTGGTTTGTAATCGCCACGTCAAAATTCTCAGTCGCCCCCGTCCACGTTGTTGTGCCGGTAAGTTTCTTCACCGATGACCCCACCACCAAACCATTCTCGGGGATGTTGATACTTACAGTGGACGGAACAGCACCTGCATCTGTAGCACTAGCAAACGGTATTGGGTTGACCCCGAACAAATTCCAGATAGCGATGTTCACGTCAGCAACGGTATTGGAAAACGTAATCGACACGGTGGCGGTCGCCGCCGTAACCCCCGTCACGCGATAGAGGTAAGCCCCTTGGAAGTCGCCGCCGCCGTCGAACTTTGACCCGTTGACGAGGGTTGCCGCTATACCGTCTACTGTGACGGCTGTGATATTCCAGTTGTTGTTACCAATGCGCGTCGTGATACCCAAGACGATGAGTTCGCCATTGGAGGCCCCGAGGTTGACGTTCGCGAAGTTTCTGGTTCCCGACGCCTGACCCGTAAACGTCTGGTTTCCGACATAGGTGATGCCGGTGAGTCCGTGACGCCCACACCCTACCAGTTGCGTTGCACGCAGCATGGCTTAGTCATCCCGCGCTGCATTGGTGGTGTAGTGGATTTTGACGCCGTGCAGACGAGCGTCGATTGCCATCGTATCGGAGGCGTTGGCAGGGACACGCGCCACTTGGAAGACAACCCACTCCTCCGGTGCCGGGGTTCCAGCGACGGTGATGGCGGCTGTCTCGGGAGAAATATAGATATCATTCGTCGTGCCACCGGTATCGGTCGCCGTCTGTGCGGTTCCGAACGCGGCGTCTGCGGCATCATCATCGGTAAAACCTATTGCCTGCAACTGCCACACCACGCCGAAGTTGGTCGTGGTCGCCGCGTGCGACCAGACGAACTGTGCCACGATGGTGCCCTCGTCCCACGACTTCGGCATCTGGATGGCAAACTGCGCGAACTCCTGCGTGGTCGTATCGAAGTTCAGCGTGCGAAGCATCACGCGGTTCGTGGTCGTCTCCACTGACCCCAATGCTGGGGGGTTAGTGGTGCGTGGGACCATTGCGATGGCCGGAACCCAGATCGTCTGCTGACCGTCGATCTCCAGATTACTGCGGGCAACCGATGGGTTGACCGCGTCGAGGTTCCTGATCGCGGAGGTCGGGGCGGTAATGAATACCGACGCAGAGCCACTGAGGTTGAGCAATGACCCCGTAGAACTTTCCACCAGTGTGCGAGACAGCGTCGTACCCGACGCCGTGTAGGTGCCAGTGCCGATCTCCCATGCCGTACCGTCTTCGATGGTGTAGTGAACCACCGTGCCATCCGTGACACCCGCAGCCGCGAACGACTGATAGCCGGTGACCGCAGAACCGAGCGTAATCGTGCCCGTGCCTGCGGTCGCCGTCGTCATTCTGGCGCGGTTGAACACGTCAGTCATGGGAGAACCCCTTAAGCGTTACCGGCAGAGATGGTGAAGCCCGTGACCGTGACCGTCTGACCAGAAGCGATGGAGGTGTTATCCACCGTCATGTCGCCGCCACCGCCCGTCGCCGTGATGGTGCCCTGCATGTGGACGGTGGTGCCGTCCGAGGCATAGACGCGGAAGTGACCCGCCGTGCCCGTAGCATCAGCAGCCGTATCTTCCCACGTACCAGACTTGGCCTTGGAGCCAGCCGACGCCGCCGCCATCCAGTCGGAGGGCAGGTTGAGTGTCGCCAGCACCGTACCGCTGTCAGCAGCGGCGCAGTTAGCCGGAACCGTACCGCTCCTGATCTTCAGGACCGCTGAAGCGCCGATTGCCGTCTCGAACGCATCAAGCTGAGCGTTGCGAACCGTCACAGAATACTGAAGTGCCATAGTCTATCTCCTCGTTAGAAGTCCGCACGGACCCGGAATTTGAGAACATCATATACCGTATGCGTAGCGCCATCGATATTCACTTCGATCTCGCCCTCATACATGCCGGGGTCCACATCAAGGATGCCACCGGAAAAGTCGAACTCCACCACACCATTCACCGCGTCAACCTTGGCGCAGGAGATAATCTGCGGAGTAGCGGTCGTGCCGGTGGCGCGAAACTTGATGCTGACGGTAGTCGATGGGTTGGAGAGGTCGAACGGATCGCCGGTCGCCTCATCCGTCAGTGTCAACGTGATGAGCGGCTTCGTGTCACCTTGAACAACCTTGATCACTTCAGACATGCTGTCACCTATGCAAGAGGAACCATGCGCACGGTCAGGGGCGCACGGGTGGCACCAAGATTGGCCTTGGCGCGGCGAAGAGCCGTCTTATACGTGTACTGCTTGGCGTGATAGGACGCCAGATTGTAGTCCGTCCACGACTTGTCAGGCAGTGTATGAAGATGCTGAAGCACGCCGTGCGTGATCAACTGCTCACACTCATCGAAGGCGATCTTGTCCATCCCCGTGGCATCAGGCGTCGGCCTCAATGCCAGAAACATCTTAACGGTATACACCCGCGTACTGTCAGGGACGGGAGCCACCACAAAATGATCGGGGTCGAACTGCCCGACGAAGCGCGGCGACGACCGCTTATTGGCGTCGGCAGACGGCCAGTCGGGGTACATGCGATGCAGGTCTTCCTGAACTGCCGGGTCCAGCGTGTTGAGGAACTCGACGCCAGAGTTGAGCGCCGCGTGGATCACAGCGACCACCTCGCTGCCGGTGGGGATGTCGTAGTCGTATTCGTAGACACCGGAGGTGAGCGTGATCGGGTCCTGCTCGTACCGCCACACCAGTGTCTTCTCGCAGACTTCGATGGCGATATCGCGCACGAACTGTTCGATGGTCGGGCGCGGGCACCCCGGCACGTTGGCAGCAATCTTGTTTTCGAGCGAGACGAAGGTGCGGGTCGCCATCAGGGAAGCTCCCTCTTGTCCATACCGGCGCTGTCGAGATCGGTGAACAGGCGGGTCTTGTAGTTGGCTTCGAGGCTGGCAGCGAAGTTGTCGAAGAACATCTTCGCGCGGCCCGAGGTGATGTGTTCGTTATCGACGCTCTCGGCCAAGAACACCGTGCCGTCGATCACGGTGGTGAAGTAGGCATCTGGTAGCAGGGCAACCGTGTCACCAGAGGCGTAATCAGGCGGGGCCTTGGCGTACTCGCCAATCAGCACATGCGCGGCAGGAGCCTTGGGATAGATGAAGAACTTGTTGGGGTTGCGCGGGTGGCGCATCCAGTTGACCGTGGCACCAGCGGTGGCATCCACCCAGCCGGGGTAGGTCTGATCGATGGTCTGTCGGTTCGTCTCACGCACTGCGGAGCCGTTCTTGACCCGGAAGATTTCCATGAGGCGGATGGAGTCGGACGGGGCAGACTGCACCACCTCGCCCGCCGTGCATGAAATTTCTCCGACGTAAGCAAAGAGGTCGGGACGGACAAGCGCAATGCGCTTCAGGGTCTGGTTCGCAAACCCCAAGAGCGTAGCGTCCGAGAAACGCTGAAGGGACACGTCAGCATTCGTGTCCTGCAACAGCTTCCGTGCCTCTGTGATCACGTCGGAGAGGATCATACCTGCGTCTTCCGCGTCAGTTCGTCGTTGAGTTCCGCCATCTCATCGCTGATCGGCGGTTCGGGGATGTCGGTCGTGGTCAGGCTGACCTTGGGCTTGCGGCCCTTGGCGACCTTGGGTTCAAACCGTTCGGGGAACGCCTGTTCCTCCGTCACCTGTTCGATGTTCGGGTGATCCGCCAGAAACGGATTGTACTCGTACACCGTACCCTTGCTCTTGTGCCTGAGATAGGTCTTCATATTACTTCTTGCCCTTCATCAGGCACTTGCCAGCAGCCTTGCACTTGGCGGGCGACGGGCACTTGGAGCAGGGAGTGAACTTCATCATCGGCTTCTTTGCCATTGTAGGCTCCTATCTGTACTTCGCTGTCTTTTTGGCAACCTTGTCTGGCTGACGCACAAACTGCTTGCCGCTCTTCATACCCTTACGCTTCGCTGCGGTCGTAGCCGCGTACTCTGCGGAGGATAATGCCTTAATGGCTGCTTCCGGTAAATATCTTTCTCCCGTCTTGGAGGACGGCTTACCGGACTTGGTGCGCCACTTCTGGGCGGTCCAGTCCTTGAGGGACTTCTGGGGGGCTTTCACGACGTGTAGCCCCCGCCTGCCGCCTTGTACTTCTTCGCCAGAAGCTGGGCCTTGCGGGCCGACCACTGACCGGCCTTGGTGCCCTGCACCGCCGCACCCTTGATCTCGTTGAACAGGCGCTTGCGGAGGCTGGGCTTGGTGTAGTTCCCGGCCTCGTTGACCTTGGACTTGGTTGGCTTCTTCACCGCTTCTTGCTCCTACCGGCCTCGCTCAGCGCGATGGCAATGGCCTGCTTGCGGTTCTTGACCACGGGTGCCTTCTTCGGCCCCTTCGGATCAGCGCCACTGTGAAGTGTGCCCGCCTTGAACTCGCGCATCACCTTGGAAATCTTCTTCTGAGCCTTGGTTTTCATCAGCAGTTCCACGCTCTCAGGGACTTGTTGATGCGGGAGTTCGGGTCGTTGGCGGTCTTGGCCGACGTGAGCTTCTTCTTCATGCCCTTCATCCGGGCGCAGAAGCTGTCACGGCGCGGCCCGCCTTCCGGCTGCGGTGCCTTAAGCCCCGGCTTGCCGGGGTTCGCAGCGTTGTAGGAGGCCCGCCCCTTGGCGTTCAGACCGCCCTTGGGGTTCTTACCTTCCTTGCGCTGCCATGCAGGTGTCTTCGCCATTCTACGCCTCGTTGAAAAAGACGGTGCATTTGCAATCTGTCGGAAGCTCGACGTAGATACCCTTGTCGAACAGGATACCCGGCTCAGGCATATCCGTGCCCTGAATGCTCTTACCGTAAACATAGTAGTGGTAGTAGGGTTCACCCCCTACCGGAGCAGCATCCAGATCATAGAACTTCAACTCGGCATCACCCCCACCTGAGTGGAAGATCAGCACCTTGAGGAAGTAGGCCCGCGAGGTAGTCACAAGCCCCGTAGCCGAAAGCTGTACAGCCATGACGCCACGCTGCATCGTACCCTCCTGCGAAAAAGAGGAGGGGGGCCGAGGCCCCCCATCCGGTTACGCGACCTCGACCACCAGTGCCCAGACGCGGACCACAGCAACGTCGATGCTGTTGTGGTTGAGCGTCAGGTCGATGGTGTCGGCAGCAGAGTAGTACTTGCCGTTCGAGTACCCCGTGATGGTGTTCGGGGCACCTTCGGTGAGTGCCAGCGACGAGACGCCGGAACCAACCGAGTTGAGGTTGACCGCAGCGAGGAAGCCGTCAGCGTCAGAGCCGTCACCAATGTGCATGGTGGCGGTTGCGCCTTCGGCGGTCGTCACGTCGTAACCAACCATCAGGACGTGCGTCTTGGCCGCGATATCGAAAATCTGATACACATCGGAAGACGCGAGAGCCGTCAGACCGGCAGAGGCCCGGTACGAGGCGATTTCTGCGAAGTCGAGCGTGCGCTCAATACGCAGGATGTTGCCACCAAGAGCCATGGAGCGCCCAGCGACGTAGTCAGCGGCATAAGTAGCCATAGTGATATCTCCTCAGAGAGTTTGGTTGAGTGGGGGCCAGCGGCCCCCACCAATTATGCCAGCGTGATGACGCCGTGGGCGAGAGCTTCCGGCTTCACGGTCTGGTAACCGTAAACCTGAAGGCCGCGCACGATGTTGCCGAAGGTAGACTCGGCACGGATCGTCTCCATCTCCGTCATCTGCGATGCGAAGGTGAAGCCCATCTTGTGGCCCGCGATGATGTCGAACTTGCCAGAGGCAACCGGCAGGTTGTGGCTCATGTAGACCGTGAAGCGGTCGATCATGCCGAGACGCCCGTTGCGCAGCACCGAGGTGCTGTCACCCGCGAGGGAGGCGTCCTTGAGATCGGACTTCTTGATCATGCCCGCCATCTTCGCCGGGATGATGATCCAGCGGTTGGACTCGGGCGCGTTGGCCTCATCCAGCACCGTGCCGAGGTCCACGATGTATTCGAGGACGTTGGTCTTGGTGATGGCGATGGGAGTGCCGGTGGTGCCGAGGTCAATGTTGTTCGAGATACGGCCAGCGGTCGCACCCTCGTTGTCAGCCGACACATCAGCCACGATAGCGGCCAGCACGCGCTGGTCGATCTTGATCTTCATACGCTCGGAAGCGTCCTTCGACCAAGTGTCCATCAGGTTGATGTCGGACTGGACCTTGTCCACGTCGTCTTCGATGCAGGCGAAGTACTCGCCCTTGTCGATGCTGAGCTGGATTTTCGGCTTGTCCGGGTTCTCGACGGTGAGGGTCTGGCCCTTCACATAGGAGCGGATCGTGATTTCCGGCGTGGTGCGGATGTTCACGGTGTCACCCATGCGGCGGATTTCGCCCTCGTAGTCCGTGTTGGCGATAGCCGACAGGACCGTTGCGTCATAGAAGTTCTGGATAAGCTTACCCGACCAGATTTCGGGGATGAAGTTGCCCGAGTAGTTCGGGCGACCAGAGGCGACGGGGAAAGACATGGAAGTCTCCTAGATTTAGCTTGCTTGCATGATGCGTCCATCCCGCTGTGCAGCGAAGATGTCGCGTTCGATACGGTCACGCTCCGTCTCACGGCCCCTGTACTTACCGGAGCGCACATCATTGAAGAACTTCCTGATGTCTTCCGGGGTATAGGTCTTCGCATTCGTGCCGCCCGTCGCGCTTCCTGCGCTGCGGGACCGGCCCGGTGCAATCTGCCGCTCCAACTCCGAAGCCTGCCGAGTAGGTTGAGCATTCGCTGCTGGCGCAAACTTGCCAGACGCCGCCGTGAAGGCGCTGAAGAACGCCGTGACACGGTTCACGTCGAGATCACGCTGGGCGATCTCAAGGTGTGTCTGCCGCGAAGTGTTTGTCAGCGGATCGATCTCCAACAGCCAAGACTGGAAGTCCGGGTCGTTGTTGATCTGCTGCCAGTTGGGTACGCGCTGGGCGAGGTTCGACCAGAACCGCTCTTCCGACGTTGCAGCCTGCTGCTGTGCAACACGCTGAACCTGCGGAATGACCGATCCCGATACGCTCTGCGTGAGGTTGGCGATGACACCCTCAAGCTGGGCGATCTTGCCCTGCAAGGAGCCGACTTCCTCACGAGTAACCTTGCGCATCATGTCAATCGACTCGCCATACTCGGCCACGTCGTCGTCAGTCACGAGCTTCTGCACGGACTGCGGTGCTGCGGAAGCAGCGGGCGCGGCGGGAGTAGAGAGTGACGACAGAAGGTTCTCCAACTGCGCGACACGGGCCTGCAATTCTTTGTTTGCGCCCCGCAGTCGCGGTACTTCTGCGTTGAACTGACCCTGAAGCGTGCGCCAACGCTGGGCATACGTCTCAGAGTTCGGGTCTTCCTTGGCACCATGCTCAGTCGTGCCAGAGGATTGAACGGACCTCTCCGCATCGTCAGCCTGCGGGGCAGGAGCAGGATCGGAATTGGACTCGTCAGTGGGCGGATCGGCCACAACGGCCTTCGGCTCACCAGTCAGTTCCTTGATCTTGTCTTCCGCAGCTTCGATCTGCTTACGAATTTGTTCAGGCAATGCCATCTAATACGCTCCTATCCGGTATGCGTAGGGTTGGTCGGCGAGCGTGGCTGCTTTGCCGCCAAATCAGGGGAATTGGTAGCCAACTTTACGAGTTCGGCTAGAACTTGACAGCGCCCCTGCGACACTGCCGAGTTTTGGAAGGCGAAGGGAAGCTGTTCGAGTTCGTGGGCCTTCCACTCACTGAGAAAGGTCAGTACCTGCGGGTACTGCCTCACAATGAGGGCAAAAGCCTTCACAACCTCGTCAGTGGGACGGATCATCCGGCCCCTCCCGACGCATTGGGTGAAACGACGTTGGCCTGCTGCCCGCCTTTCGGCGCTCCGTCAGGCTGTGTCGGAACTGGTTTGCCGCCGCCCTGCGGTGGCTGTCCCTTCGACGGGCGCTGTACCAGCGCCAGCGTCTCGCGGGACGGAATGATGTCCTCAGTGGGCATCTGAAGGCTCTTGGCGACCTCGCGCAGCAGCGCGGCGCGGCCATCAGGACCCATGATCTCCATGTCGGCGGGGTTCGCCGTGGCATTGAGGAACTCAATGCGGCGCACATTCATCGTTTCGCGGTTGGCGAGATTGATGGCACCGCGCGGCATGATCTGGAGATCACCCTTGATGCTCTCATCCTCGTCATAACGCATGTTGTAGACGTACTGACGCTCCACGATGGGCTTGATCACGTCGGAGTCGATGTGCATGACCACCTGACGGATGCCCTTACCGGCGCTTCCCATGAGCATGGAGAGGCCAGAGGAGGTGCGGCCCGCGCCTTGGACGTTCAAATCACCGTACAGGTAGGCCGGAATGCCGGAATGCTCGTCGGCTAGGCGTGAGAACCTCTCGTAGACGCCCATGAGCATCTGAGCATTTGCTTCAGGCTGCGTAAAACGCACCGCTGGTGCGCTCGAACCAGTCGGATCGTTCGTGACCTGCCAAATCTTCCATGGGTAGATTTGCGTGATGTCTTCATTGGCCGGAATACGCTCCAGATTGACCTCAACTTGGGGTCCAGACGAGATGCCCATGTTGTTGACAAGGGCACGCGCAGCCGCATTGCAGATATTTTGCAGGTCTTCGATGATTTCGGGGATGCCTTTACCCCAAAATGCGCCCGGACACTTGATGAACGAGGTCTTGGCGTAGGGCTTTTCGCCCAACGGGTCGTAGTTGAGGACCGCTTTCAGCACGAAATTGCCGCAGACCCACACATTTGCGTCGTATTCGAGCGCCGCATCGGGCACTTCGTCCTCCGACATGCCCCATTCGCGCAGCATCGCACCGGAAACCTTGCCCCAGAACTCCAGAGCGTCGAAAATCTGCGTCGGGCGCATCTCCGTATGGAACTTGCGCTCCTCTTCTTCCTTGATCAACTCAATGTCTTGGTTGATCCACGAGCTTCCGTTGCCCTCTTCGAGCAGTTTGCGGATGGCCGCGTCGTCGTAACCGGGCATTCCGATGAGATCGGAGAGCATTGTGCGGGTCAGCGGGTGGTGCTGGAAGCAATACCCATCCTGAATGCGGGTGATCCCCGGCTCCGGGTAGAAGTAGAACGGATCGACGCGCTCATACTCAGGCGCGATCTTGTCCACCGGCACCGCCATGGTGCGCCCCGAGGCGTCCTTCTGCCAGCCCAGTGTGCGCTGGCGGCGCACGACGGGACCCTTGATGACAGCGGCGGGGTAGGTGACGAGGTCGGTGATGAAGTCGTTGAAGCTCTCGGCCCAGCCGCCCTCTGCGAACTGGTCGGAAATCTTGTGCTTCATCTTGTCGGCGCGGTTCTGCGCCGCCTGAAGCATCTTGAACCGGTACTCCTGCGACACCGCCTCCTTGGCCTCGGCCATCTCGGACGGCGTCATGGCGCGGAGTTCTTCCTGAAGCAGGCGGGCGACCATGTCAGCGAACGCCGCCTTGATCTCCTGTGTCTGTGTAGGTGACAGGTCGGGGATCGGCGTGGGCTGGATGTCCCACGGAGGTGTGCCTGTGTCGAGCAGGATGTCCCGCAGCCAGCTTTCGGCGGCGCGGCACTTCACCTCGGTGATCATCATGTAGACTTCGGAGCCGCCCTGCTTCTGGATCGCATTGAGCTTCTCGGGTTCGTACTCACCGTTGCGCTGGCGCATGGCCCGCAGCATGATGTCTTCGATTGGCTTCTTGGCGATCTTCGCCGCGTCCCAGCACTCGCGCAGATAATCCACGATGCCAAGCATGAGGGAACTGGACTGCCGTGCCTGAAGCTCACGGTCAATCTGTTCGCGTTCCTGCCGTGCAAGCTCGTCGTTCGAGACTACACGGAATATGCTCAACCCAGCAGCCATGGTTTACAGTTGTAGAGGATTTGTGCTGTGGTTGCAATACCCAAAAGAAAAAGGCCCTCGACGGTAGGCGAGGGCCAAGTCACAGGGGTTGGTCTCATGGGAGGAAACCGAGGTGGAAGCTATCACGTCCAGCCTGCGGCGGCAAGCACCTTGACCTCGCGCCGCGCCTGAAGGGCCGCACCCTCACCCGCCGTGGCGATGTGCAGCATCAGGTACTGCAAGGCTTCTGCAACGTGTGAGTGTTTGTTCTTATCGATATCGCTGTCGCCCTTGGGTTTGTAGCGATATCCGCCCATCATTGCAGCCTTAAGCTGTGTACATCTGGGGTCCACGAGGAAGGCCGGGTCGCCGTCCACCTGCCGCATGAGGTAGTCATCCACCGCGTTGATACGCGCGGAGATAGAATTTGTCCGCGCCGGGATGACCTTCAGCCCTTCGGCCTTGATGATGTCCACCGCCGACCTCTCGTCCGTCTGCGCCCGCTGGATGCCAGCGGGGTCTGTAACGACGAGAATGGGCGACCCCGAAAACCGCTCGAAGAGCAGTGGCTTGAGGATTTGGCGCACGAACCGCTGGACCCCCATGTCGAAGCTGACCGCCTCGGCAAGGACGAGCGCCCGCCCGCGCGGGTCCTGCTGACCGATGACAGCAGCAGGCGTAAGGCCCAAGTCCATGCCCACCACAATGGGACGCACGCCATTGGCAATATGGCGAAGACACTCAGAGGCCATGTGATAATCAGTACGGAAGTACTTATACACAGGCATACCCGCCGAACTGAGGCCGTACTCACCGTCGATGTAAACCCGGATGTACTCATCTGAGCGTCCTTGGGTGTCGTAGTAACCATCGGGGAGATTTTCGATGTTCTCGGCGTAGGGACTGCGGCCTGACGGCTGCTTGAACACAGCCCAGCCGTTGTCGTTGGGGCTGACGCCGTCCTTCGGGTCCAGCTTCTCCATCTGATAGTACCACCATGTGTCCATGGTGGGCGGGTTGGTGTCGCCCCACATCCCGTGCCACGTCGGCCCGCCGTCCTTCGCGGACGGGAAACGGCCAATACGCTTGGACATGGCGTCCACGATGTCAGGGTGGATGTCCCGGCACTCGTTGAACCACGCGAAGGTCAGTTCGAGCGAGTTGAGGTTCGCCACATCGTCCGCGTCGTCCAGCGCACGGAACATGATCTCGCACTCGACGTTGCCGACCTTGAAGTAGTAGGTCTTCGTGGTGCGCATGTACTCACCGCACACCCCCGGTGGGAACCAGTCGAGGAAGGTCTTGATGGTGGTATCCTGAAGCTGGCGTGCCGTCTCGCGGACGACCGCCGCGCGGGTCTTCCTGATACCTTGGGCGTTAGGCTTTTGCAGGCTGGCCCTGCGCACGATCTCAAAGGAACAGGTTACGCTCTTCCCCGAACCTACCGGTCCCATGAGCGTGCGCATCTTGGAGTTATCCTCCATGAAGAGCTTGCCGGTGGGCGGCGGCGTGTAGTTGATCTCAAGTCCCATTGAGCAGGTCGATCCTATATTCGAGGCCGCGCTTGCGCGTCTTGATGATCCGTGTACGGAAGGACAGGTTGTTGTCCCTCAACTGGCTCTCGACTTCAGCGGCGGCAAGGGGTGACGTGAACACCGCACAACCACGGTCGTCAAATAGACTCAGCAGGCTCATGTTCGACAACGCGCATCTCCTGCGAGGTTCCACCGAGATTGATCGTGATCGACACACCACCAGTGCTTTCTGGCGCGTCACCCTTGACCTCCAGTCCTGCCCACTTGACGGTGGACTTGATCAGGTCGGCCTTGACGGCGGCGCTGACATCCGGGTGGTGGATGAGAGACCATGAGGTCGTGAGAAGTTCCTCGGCCTGTGCGCGTGCCTTCAGCCGGAAGGTGATGCCCTTCTCGCGGATTTCATCCCGGTAGTGCTTGACCTTCTTGTCGAACACCGGGTCCTTGGAGATGTCCGCGAGTTCGGAAGAGGACAGGCTATGCCGCGCAAGGATTTCCGGCAGGTCCTCGCCACTGCCCTCCAGCTTGAGGGCAATGTCAAAGCAGAGACGGTCGGTCCACTTGGTGTACTCGACGGGTGCGAACATGGGGAGGGAAGGTAACCTGCGGGTGCGGTAGTGTCAAGTCAGTGCGTTTTTGGAACGGCCGAGCCGGGGAAGTTGTAAGTTAATGTTAACAATGGTTTTTGGGGTCTTGCTTTGAGAGGTTGCCTACAAATGGGGGGCCGGTCGGATTTTCTTGTCCATGTACCCCCGGTGCCCTGCTTCCGCCGCGCCGCGCGGCGATTGCGCGGCGATTGCGCCTGCTCATTGGCAAGCGCCGAATTGCTTGGATTGCCACGCCGATTTGACAATCTGGTATGGATATGCCACATTGGAGTCACTGGAAAGCAGATGCCTTCCAGTGTCGGCAGGGCAATCCTGCCCTGCTGATTGACATCGTAAGGAGACTAAAATGTCCAAGGACAATTCCTCGAACGGCTCCACCGTCAAGAAGGCAATCGAGCCGATCACTTTCGTGATCGAGCTTACGGCAGATCGAGTGAACGAGAACGGCACGTTCTCGGGTATCAAGATCGGCTCCATCAAGTCCACGGTTAAGGACTTGTCTGGTCACCTTCGAGTGTCCTGCCCGCCAATGGGCGGCGGCAAGATGTTTCTGATCACCGACACCCTGAAGGGCGTCAAGGTGCTCGGAGAGATCGGGACGGCAAAGCCGGAAAAGAAGAAGTTGTTCTAACACCAA